GCTGCGAATGCTTTGTTGCCTAGCCAGACAGGTGAGGCAACAAATGTATTGACGACAGATGGCGCTGGCACATTGTCATGGACGCCGCATGGGGCAGGTCCGACGGGGCCGACAGGTGCTACGGGCCCAACTGGGCCTGCGGGTCCAGCTGGCACGGCGATGCCACTTAATTATTCGCAGAATGCTAGTGCGCCAGTAACAATTACAACGGGTGCATCGTTACCTGCGACGGTTATCAGTACCAGCATTACAACAAGCGGTAAACCCGTTCAGGTAACAGTTTCGGGTGATGCGTGTAACACGACGGGTGCAGGTGGATATACAATTGTCCGTTTGTATCGTGATTCTACACCTATCGGCAATCTTGTGCAGCTTGAATCGACAGCTGGGATTAACCAGAACAATGGTTATTCATTAAGTTTTGTTGATACGCCATCAGCTGGTACCTATACATATTCATTCAAAGTAACTGCTATTAACGGCAGTAATTTTAAGTTTGGTGAGCAGGGTGGCCCTGTTCTTATTGCTACTGAAATGACAGGCGCTGTTGGCGCTACGGGTGCAACTGGCGCAACTGGCGCAACGGGTGACATTGGCCCAACGGGTGCAACAGGAGATACAGGTCCTCAAGGCAACGTTGGCCCTACGGGCCCAACTGGTTTGCAGGGTAATGTCGGTCCTACTGGCTCTACAGGGCCTATGGGATCAACTGGCCCGCAAGGCCCAATTGGTGAGACAGGCCCGACAGGGTTGCAGGGTAATGTAGGACCTACGGGCTCAACTGGTTCTACAGGCCCAACGGGCGCAACGGGTGACACAGGCCCACAAGGTAATGTTGGTGCGACAGGAGCCACAGGTGCAACTGGTGCAACTGGCGATACGGGCCCACAAGGTAACGTAGGCCCTACTGGTCCAACAGGTTTACAAGGCAACGTCGGTCCCACAGGATCTACAGGCCCGACGGGTGACACAGGTCCACAGGGGCCTATTGGCGAAACCGGCCCAACGGGTGTCCAAGGTAATGTCGGTCCTACGGGTGCGACGGGTGATACTGGCCCACAAGGTGCAGCCTCGACTGTAACGGGTCCAACCGGCCCAACTGGCGATACGGGCCCAGCTGGCGGCGGCATTACATACAAGGGCGCTGTTGCCAATGCTGGCGGTCTGCCAGCTCAGCCGCAGCCTATTGGCGATGCTTATGTTGCGCTTGATACAAATATTCTTTGGGTTTCTGACGGCACAAATTGGGTTAACAGCGGTCCGCTTGCGACTCTGATTACTGGTCCTACGGGTGCAACTGGAGATACAGGCCCAACCGGAGACACTGGCCCACAGGGGGCAGTTGGCGACACTGGCCCAACAGGCGTTCAAGGCAACGTTGGCCCAACAGGTCCAACTGGCGCTACCGGCGATACTGGTCCTCAAGGCAACGTCGGCCCGACAGGCGATACAGGTCCACAAGGCAACGTTGGTCCTACTGGAGCGACGGGCGACACGGGGCCACAGGGCTCAGTCGGCCCGACAGGTGATACCGGACCGCAGGGCGCTGTTGGCGATACTGGGCCAACGGGAGCCACAGGCGACACTGGTCCACAAGGTAATATCGGTCCAACGGGTGACACAGGGCCTCAAGGCAATGTCGGCCCAACAGGTGCGACAGGGGCTACTGGCGACACCGGCCCTCAAGGTAATATTGGCCCAACTGGTGATACGGGCCCTCAAGGTCCAACTGGTGATACGGGACCAATTGGTCCAACGGGCGATACTGGCCCAACTGGCGTAAGAGGATCTCAGTGGTTTACAGGCCCCGCTGATCCGCTTTCAACAATTCCGGGTATTCAAAACGGCGATCTGTATTTACAGACGACTGCGAATACAACGTGGCAATATAATGCTGGAATCCAAACTTGGTTCCTGCTTTCTGACATTACAGGCGCGACTGGCCCAACTGGAGCAACAGGCCCAACGGGTTACACGGGTCCTCAAGGTCCAATTGGCGAAACGGGTCCAACAGGAACGCAAGGTAATGTAGGCCCAACGGGCCCAACTGGCGACACAGGCCTTGCCTCAACTGTTACGGGTCCAACAGGCCATACGGGGCCGACAGGACCGACAGGCGACACAGGCCCAACGGGTGATACAGGACCGCAAGGTAATATCGGTCCAACTGGCGATACGGGGCCGCAAGGCAATGTTGGCCCAACTGGTCCTACAGGTGAAACGGGTCCAACGGGCGCACCTTCAACTGTTACTGGCCCAACGGGTGCTACTGGTGATACCGGCCCTCAAGGAAACGTTGGTCCTACTGGTGATATAGGCCCCACTGGCCCAACTGGTGATACTGGCCCAAGCGTAACAGGCCCCACGGGCGATACTGGCCCAACGGGTGCAACAGGGCCTCAAGGAAACGCTGTCGGTATTTACCCATATTTAGCGAACACAACCGTTCAGTCTGGTAATCCGGGTGATACATTTATCGCTTGGGATGCAGTCTCGCAGGTTGCGGCTGGCAATATTCTAATTAGCCATGTTGATACGCAGGGCTATGATATTGACTCATTGCTTGCGCTTTTGGCTGTAGGCCAGACGCTTGTTATTCAGCAGCAGGGGTCTAGCTCGGATAGCCAAGAATGGCTAATCAGTGGAACTCCGACTAACGTTAATCCAAGCACGGTTAATTCTTATTGGGTTGTTCCAGTTACCTATGTTTCTGCAACTGGTGCAGGATTTACTGGCTTCCCCAATAACGATCCGCTTGCTCTTATTACAGCAAGTCTGCAGCCTGGGCCTACAGGTCCAACTGGTGCAACAGGCCCAACGGGCGCTGCCTCAACAGTAACTGGCCCGACGGGAGATACAGGACCGACAGGCGCAACTGGTGACACAGGCCCGCAGGGTAATGTTGGTCCAACAGGAGCTACAGGCCCGACAGGATCTACAGGCCCAACTGGCGATACGGGGCCACAGGGCAATATTGGTCCGACAGGTCCCACAGGGTTACAGGGCAATGTTGGTCCGACAGGCCCAACGGGTGCTACTGGAGCCACGGGTGCTGCCTCAACCGTCACTGGTCCGACAGGCCCAACGGGTGCAACGGGTGCTGCTTCTACTGTAACGGGTCCAACTGGTCCACAGGGTAATGTTGGGCCTACAGGCCCCACCGGCATTCAGGGTAATGTCGGTCCTACTGGCCCAACAGGAGCTACGGGTGCTGCTTCTACTGTAACAGGCCCCACAGGGCCAACGGGAGCTACTGGTCCGACAGGATTGATTGGCCCAACAGGCCCAGGCGGCGTTGTCGCTTATTGGGGCAGCATTTGGGATACGAGTGCAACGCAGACAGCAGCGTCTACAACAGTTGCCTATCCAATCAACTTCAACACAATTGATCCGGCCAGCAATACGGTTTCAGTTGTAAGTGGGAATCGTGTTACGTTCCTTCACGGGGGCGTATATAATATCCAGTTCTCCATTCAGTTCACAAACAGCTCCAGCTCAATTTACAACGTAAATGTCTGGTTGCGTAAGAACGATACGGGTGATGCTGGCAATCTTGCGGACACCAACAGTCAATTTACGGTTCCAGTTAAGCATGGCGGCGTAAATGGCCAGATGATTGCCGCAGTCAACTTCATTGTTGAAGTCAACAATAACGACTTCATTCAATTGATGTGGCAGACGGAAAACACATCCGTATATATTGAAACTCTTGCAGCGGGAACAACGCCTGCAACTCCTGAATCTCCTGGCGCTATTCTCACGGCAACGCCTGTGATTGGCTCTGCTATTGGAGCGACGGGTTCTACTGGCCCCACTGGCGCTACTGGCCCTACGGGTGCAACAGGCGCTGCATCTACTGTCACAGGGCCAACGGGTTCTACTGGCCCCACCGGTGCGACCGGCCCTACAGGTGCAACAGGCGCTGCATCTACTGTCACTGGTCCGACAGGCCCAACGGGTGCAACTGGAAGCACTGGCGCTACTGGCCCTACAGGTGCGACCGGAGCAACCGGCCCAACAGGTGCTGCTGCTCCAACAATTAGCGGAAGCCCTCAAAATCGTTTTGTTGATACTTATATCGGAAGCGATTCAACAGGCAATGGTTCATCAGCTTATCCTTATGCGACGACAAATAAGGCATATACGGTAGCTGGGACTCAGTTCCCGTTAGTTGTAACGCTTTCTGGGGCACCTGCCGATTCGAGTGCGAATACCTTTACAAGCGCAAACAGCAACGTAACGTTCCAAGGCGTATCGACGCTGACGGCTGGTCAGGTAAACCAGATCTCTGGTATCCAGACGTTCCAATCTGGTTCGACAAGAACGCACTTTAAGAACATTATTTTCAATGTTACGGGTGCGGCGTTTGCGTTCCAATCGGGCGCTGCTTGCCGTAATTACTTCCAGAATCTTGCAATTACATCAGCATCTTCGGGCGATTGGCTTGGCTTAGATGCAGGTATGTTGAATTGGATTACTCTGGACAACACCACGATTAACAATGCGGCATCAACAATTGCATTGCCTGCATTTACCAATCCGTTCACGATTTACATCAATAACCAATGCGTCCAAAGCTCAATCGGCAGTTATTTGGTTTTCACAGGAACGGGCGCAGCAAATACGACAATTGTAATGTCAAACTGCGTAGATTCGTCTGTGCGTGTTCCATCGTCATATGTTGGAACATTCTCATGGCCGACACCTGCATTTAGCTTTGCTCTTGGTTCTGCAACAACGCCGTCTGGCGTTCTAACAACTCAGGCGCAGCTGACGAGTTTGACATCGTTTGTTACGAATACAACGCAAGATGGTTTTTATCTGATCAACTTCGCATCACCGACAACGTTCCAGCAAGGTGCCATTATCCATAAGCTGACAGTTGCTGGCGTTGCGACGAACCTGTGTTGGATCAGAACTTTCTTGTATGCCCCTGCTACGTTGTTCTCGCTTAGCGGCGCTATTTGGGGTAAAAATGCAACTGGCTATACGCAAGTAACGCTTCCGTAAGGATTTATTGTGAGCAATACACCAATATCATCACTGGTTTCGGGCGTAGCTGTATCTGATACAGATGAGATGCCTGACGTCCAGCAGGTCGGAATTGGCCCGAACAAGGTAACTGCACTACAGTTAAAGACATATATTGGTAATGCGCTCACATTAAATAATCCGATTTTAAACAATCCTGTTACGATTAATGGGGTTGTTTATACGTTTCCTGCAAGCACAGGAACAAATGGCTATGTGCTTTCTACGAATGGAGCAGGCGCTCTGTCGTGGATTCCGCAAGGCGTTACATCAATTGATGCGTCGGGTGCTGGAACTGGATTAACGTTTTCCAACGGCCCTATCACGTCATCTGGCGTTTTGACGCTTGGCGGTGTTCTAAACATTGCACATGGTGGAACTGGCGGCACAACTCGTCAGACGGCTCTGAGAAATCTTCTTCCGCCTTCTATTCCCGTAACTGCTGGATATGCCTTATTCAATGACGGCGCTGGCGACTTTTATTGGGCAGCTGCAGGCGGTGGTGGCGGTGGCGGTGGGACTATTATTGCTGTTAATGCAACCCCTGTAATAGGCGGCGTTTCTGGCCGTGTGGTATTTGACAATACGGGTTTGTTTGGCGAAGCAACAGCTATTACAACAAACGGCGTTGGTGGGTTAGCCCTTGGTGATGGCGTTAATGCCGGTTCGCTTGTTATTGGCAATTCTGCAGCGGGAAGTGTTACGCTGCAAACTGGCGCTGGCGCAACAAACTGGACGCTGAGCTTTCCACCAAATGCTGGAGCTAACAACCAAGTTCTGACAACAAGCGGAACTGGCGTTACGTCTTGGACGACGATACCGACAACCAACATTACGGTTAATACAACGCCGATTACTGGCGGCGCTAATGGCCATATGGTTTATGACAATGGCGGAACCGTTGGCGAAACCACGAGCATTATCACTGATGGCGCTGGTAGTTTAGTTATTGGCAGCACATTAGGTGGCACCCCTGGTAATCTTGGCCTTGTAAATAACACAGGCAAGATCACAGTTCTTACTGCTTCGCCTGCAACGCCATCGACTTATACGCTCACGCTTCCAGCTGATGGCGGCACGAATGGGCAGTTTTTAACAACTGACGGCACTGGCGTCACAAGTTGGATGACAGTTAATGAGGGCATTGTTGTTGGCACGACAACGATTACTTCGGGAACTGCCGGATCAATACCGTTCAATAATGGCACAGTTTACTCAGAAAATAACGCTAATCTATTCTGGGATAACACGAATTTCCGTTTAGGCATAGGCACAAATGCTCCGACAAGCGCTTTAACTGTAACAAGTAATGCGCTTATTAATAATGCAATTTTCGGTGTTAGCACAAACGGCGACGGACAAAATTTAGTTGCTGGTGTTCATGCGTTTAATGATGCTTCTGGAACTGGCACATGGAGCACGGCGGTTGGCGCTTATGCTCTTTGGAAAGTAACAGGCGGTTTCAACAACACTGCCGTCGGCGCAATTACATTACGGGAATATACCAACCAAAGTGATACAACTGCGGTTGGATATGGCGCTCTTCAATTTAATCATGGTGCGTTAGGCTTTAATACAGCTGTTGGCTCGTTAGCGCTTAACCGTGGCGTCACGGGCGATTATAATACAGCCGTTGGATATAATTCTCTTTATTATGCCACGAATAATTATAACACAGCTCTCGGCACAAATTCGGGCTCTGCTATTACGGTTGGCAGCGCCAACGTAATACTTGGCGGCTATACAGGCGCAACGGCTCCGATTAGTTTATCGGGAAATAACTTTATTGTTCTATCTGATGGCGTAGGCAACATTGGATCTTATTGGGACGGCCTCACCGGCAATATGGTTAATACGGGCTCAGTTACTGCGCCTTCCGTAATCTTCCCAACGACAACGCCTGCGAATAAAGTAACAATTACATCTTCTAATTCTACGACAGCTTCATATACATTGACTCTTCCTGTTGATGCAGGAATAGCAAATCAAGTTTTAACCACAAATGGGGCTGGCATTCTTAGCTGGTCTGACAATCTTGCTGATCCGTTTACGACAGGATCTGTTCCTTTTGCTGGCCCATCTGGTTCACTAATAGAAGATAATTCTAAGTTCTTTTGGGACGATACAAATTATCGTTTAGGAATCGGAACAAATACTCCGGCAGCTGCTTTGACTGTTGCAGCTAATGACGCTCAAATTAACGGTCTTACGGTCGGCAAGGGCAATAATTATATTGTTACGAACACCGCGTTTGGTGCAAATGCTCTTTTAAGCGCAGGCGTTCAAACAGACAACACGGCTATTGGTAATAACACCCTTCCGTTTACTACCGGCGGAAGAAATACAGCGGTTGGATCGCTTGCTCTTTATAATAATATTGGTGGTTTAAATAACACAGCTGTTGGAACTCAAGCTGTTTATAGTAATCAGTCAGGAACCAACAACACAGCTCTTGGTGTTTTTGCGTTAGCTACCCTAACAAATAATAACGCAAACACAGCAATTGGAGCAGGCGCTCTTAATCAAATTGTCGGTTCTCAAAATACAGCAATTGGCGCTAATTCTGGCGACTCGATCCCGACCGGAAGCAACAATACAATTGTTGGAAGATACAGAGGGACAAGTGCGCCATTTAATGGCGCTGGCGGTAATAACTATGTCATACTTTCAGATGGCGATGGAAATATTCGTCTCTGTGCTAACTCAGCAGGCGCTGTAAGTTTTGATGCTGTAAATTATGGCACCGCTGGCCAAGTTCTTCAGAGCAACGGTAATGCAGCTGTCCCGACTTGGGTGACACCTTCCGGCGGCGGTATTGTTGTCGGAACAACGACAATTACAGGGGGCACAGCTGGGTCTATTCCGTATAACGACGGCACATATTACACAGAAGATAATGCCAATCTATATTGGGATTCGTTAAATACACAGCTGTGTATCGGAACAAATTCGACTTCACTTATTCCAAATATATTTTTACAGGTTGCTAAAGATGCCTCGATCAACGGAATTACGGCAGGTTTAGGCGACGGTCAGGATCTAACGAACACTGTATTTGGTGCGTCTTCTTTTGCTTCTGGCGGTGGCGGCTCAAACAACGCAGCATTCGGTTATAACGCACTTAGCTTCTCTGTAGGCAATACCAATACAGCCTTTGGGTCTTTGGCTCTATCTAATAACACCGGCGCTAACGGCAATAGTGGCAATACAGGTATTGGTTACAAAGCTCTTCAAAATTGCTCCAATGGTCGAAATACAGCCGTTGGAAGAAACGCCATGGGCTTTTCGGCGGATGTTTCAGGAGATCAAAATACAGCAGTTGGTCTTAATGCTCTTGCTAACATTACTTCGGGACATAATAATACGAGCATCGGGCAGGCTTCTGGTTTTGGAATAACATCTGGTTCAAATAATGTTATACTTGGCTCATACGATGGATCCACAGCCCCAATAAGCGGGACCGGAGACAATTACATTGTTCTTTCTGATGGCGTTGGGAATATTGGCGCTTATTGGGATGGAACAACTAAAACCCAATATGCGGAAGGCCCGATAGTTACAAAAGGCTATTTAGTTTCAACTTTACCCGCAGGCGTCACTGGGGCAAGGGCGCATGTTACGGATGCAATAGCACCAACATTTTTAGGCACTCTTACAGGTGGCGGAACGGTTACATGCCCAGTATTCTATGATGGAACAGCTTGGGTAGCAGGTTAAATAGGAATCAAAGCGCTGTCAGCGCAGCACAGTTAGAGCAAGGAAGATAAGATTATGAGCAATACTGCAATCTCAAATTTGGTCGCTGGCACAAGCGTTACAGACACAGCTCTTTTTCCAGAAGTTGTGACTCCTGGCGTTGGCCCAGTAAAAGTTACAGGTCTTCAGCTCAAGCAATATATCGGAAATGCTCTGACGCTGACGAATGCGATTATCAATAATCCATTAACCATCAATGGTGTTGCTTACACATTTCCCGCTGCCAATGGACCTGCAGGCACAGTTCTGACAAATAGCGGCGCTGGCGGTTTAACTTGGCAACCAATTGCAGCTGTTACGTCTATCGGCTTTGACGCATCAACGCTTGGTTTTACGGTTGCAAATAGCCCCGTAACAGGCGGTGCTGGAACTATTGTCCTTAGCGGCGGCAAGCTTGGCATCGCTTACGGCGGCACAGGTGCCAATAGCCCAACAGGCGCACTGATTAATCTTCTTCCTGCGACTTCCCCAACGACAGCTGGTTATGCGCTGTGCAACGACGGATCTGGTAACTTTTACTGGGCTGCAACTGGCGGTGGCGGTGGCGGTGGTGGCGCTGTTTCGTCAGTGAACACAACCGTAAACGGCCTTTCTGTTAATGCTTCTACAGGCAACGTCGTTTTATCTGGCGTTGTTGGTATTGCTGGCGGCGGCACAGGCCAGACAACAGCTATCGCTGCTCGCAATGCTCTTCTTCCTGCGCAGGCTAGTCAGGGCGGTAAAGTCCTTGGCACTGACGGCACCAATGTGTCTTGGGTTGCCGTAACTGGCACAGGCACCGTAACCAGCGTTTCTGGTTCTGGCGGCACAACAGGCATGACGCTGAGCGGCGGCCCGATCACAGGTGTTGGCACCCTAACAATGGGTGGTACGCTTGCTATTGCCCACGGCGGCACGGGCCTTACGGCTCTTGGAGCTGGCGTTCAAACAGCTTTGGGCCTTGGCGTTAATACAAACGGCGGCCTCCTGCTTGCTGGCGCTGGTGGCGTTCTTCCAATTGCACAGGGTGGCACAGGTCAGTCAACAGCATCGGCTGCGATTACAGCCCTTCTTCCTACGCAGAGCGGCGGCACAGCTGGTCAGGTTCTGACATCAAACGGAACACTTGCGACATGGCAGTCGCTATCGGGCGTTTCGGTTTCTTCTTGGTCGGGTGGCGCAACAGGCCTTACACCTTCTGGCGCTGGCACAGGCGCTGTTACGCTTGGTGGTATCTTGCTTCCAGCAAATGGCGGCACAGGGATCGATGCCAGTGCAGCGACAAACGGCCAGATCCTTATTGGCAATGGCTCAGGCTTTACGCTTAATACGCTCACAGCTGGTTCTGGCGTTACAATCACCAATGCAGCTGGCGCAATTACAATTAACGCAACTGGCACAGCGGGTGTTGCGACATTCTCTGCTGGCACAACAGGCCTTTCGCCTTCATCGCCAACTCCGGGTGCTGTTGTTCTTTCTGGAACACTCAATACCGCAAACGGCGGCACGGGCCTAACAACAACCCCTCTTAACGGTCAATTGCTGATCGGTAACGGCTCTGGATATACCGTTGCAAACCTGACGGCAGGCTCAGGTATTGGTATTGCGAACAGCGCTGGCGGCATCGTAATTACGGCCACAGGCACAGCTGGCGTTTCAACATTCTCCGGCGGCTCGACAGGCCTTACGCCAGCTATAGCTCAGGCAGGACCGATTGTTCTTGGCGGCGTCCTTAACGTAGGCTTCGGCGGCACAGGCCTCAATGCTGTTGGTGCTGCTGGCACTGCGCTTATTTCAAGCGGCGGCGTGTTGGCTTATGGCAATCCGAATGCTGCCACAAACTTACTTAACGGCACCCTTGGTCAGGTTCCTTATCAGACAGGTGCAAATTCGACTGCATTCTCAGGCCCTGGCGCAGTTGGTACATATCTGGCTGGCAACGGCGTAGCTGCTCCAACATGGAATGCAGCTCAGACGACGCTTGGCACGACAGTTCTGACGCTTGGCGGAACGCAGACAGCCCTTGCAGGTATGACAAATATCACAATGGCTGGTGCGCCTTATATACCAGTTGGTGATAATGACGTTGCGACGAAGGGTTGGGTTACAACAAACTTCTCAGCCGTTAATCGTATTTCTCCTGTCGTTGCAGCCACGACGGGCCCGATTACACTTTCCGGCGCACAGACAATTGATACGGTTTCTGTCGTCAATGGTGATCGCGTTCTTGTTAAAGATCAGGCATCTTCGGCGGCTGATGGCGTTTACATCGTTGGAACGCCTTGGACACGATCGACAGATCTTGACCAGCCAGCTGAGTTTACATCGGCCACAGTGTTCGTCACAGGCGGTTCCGTTAACAAAAACACATCTTGGATTCAGACAGACACCGTTACAACGGTTGGCGTTGATCCTCAGCAGTGGGATCAGCAGTCTGGCATCTTCAATTATTCCGCTGGCACAGGAATTTCTCTTGCTGGCACAGTCATCAATAACACGGGCGTTCTTTCGTTCGCTGGCGGCACAACAGGCCTGACACCAGCAACGACATCTACAGGCGCTGTTATCCTTGCTGGCACCTTAAACATTGCCAATGGCGGCACAAGCGCTGTTACAGCTCAGGGTGCAAGAACAAACCTTCTGCCTTCACAGGCGGGTAATAATGGTAAGGTTCTTCAGACAAACGGCACTGACGTTTCTTGGGGCACACCTGCTGGCGGCGCAACTTACTACATTGACGTAAGCTCCGGCGGCTCAGTTCAGGGCAAGATTACGGGCGCTGGCTATACAGACGCTGTCGCAAACAGCTATGTCTTCTATAACTCCACCGGCTCAAATATCACGCTGACGGCGACATCGTTCCCGAACTATGCATCGTTCACGGACTGCACGAACACAAACCTTGTGATTTATGCAGGCCATACGATCATGGTCACGACGACGAATATTACTTCGGCGGGAACTTATGCGATTGATGCGTCGAATTATAACCCAGGTCAGGTTTATAACGCGACAATCAACTCCAACGCGACACTGGCTGCGATCATTGCGGCTATTCCGACCGTTGATAACGAGCTGAACGTTTATGCCATCCACAATACGGCGCTGACGAATGTAAGCGTAAACTGCGGCGTTGTTAATAACCCAGGTGCGCTTCCTGGTTTTGCAACCAACTCCACAATTACGATCCCAGCAAGCGGCGTTGCGTTACTTCAGACGACACTTGCCAGCACGAATTACGATCTGCTCAGCATCACCAATTCTGTTACAACCAACATTTCTGGCGGCGCTGCGAACAAGATCGTCTATCAGACAAGCGCAAATACGACAGACTTCCTGCCAACAGGAACGGCTGGTCAGTATCTGAAGTCAAATGGCTCTGGCGCTGCACCAAGCTGGTCCCCAGCTTCGGCTGCTTTTTATGTCCCATTTAGCTCAGATTCGACAGTATCTGCGCTTTTGGCAGCGGCTTCGCCTGCGATTGTTGAGTCGGCTGGCTCGGTGGTTGTGTTCTACAATTCCGACACAGCGGCACATACAATCACGGTTACAAACTGGCTGAACTACGCCTCATATCCAAATGCGGCCACCAGCACAGTCCTGACGCTTGAGCCTAAGCAGACAGCAACAATCGAAGTCAACGTTGTTGGTTCTGACTATGCGATTGCGGCTGTATCTAGCCTGTCCACAAATGTGGCAGTTAGCACATCGGTTGGCGGCACAATTTCAGCAGTTCTGTCCGGCGCATCTGCGCTTGAGTCGGAAGGCTTGATTGCAACCATCACAAATACAGATGTTGCTCCAATCACGCTTACGGCTGCGACATTTAACTCTTATCAGGGTTATCAGCAGACAGCATCTAGCAGCGCTGTAAAGCTCGGATCAGGCCAGTCGATTACATTTATTGTTACGACGATTGGCTCTGTTTACCAGATCCTAAATATCACATCGCCTGCGACGACGTTTATTAGCACAGCTGCTAATTATACAACAGCATCAGCGATTACAAATGGATTTGTTACGGGCAATCTTCTGTCGATCACGAATACGGCGAACACAAGCATAACTGTAACGGCTACTAATTTTGAAAACGCTGCGTCATATCCAAGCAACTCAACCAATACCGTATTTACGGTTGGTGCTAACGCTACGGTAACACTGGCGCTTGCTGGCCTGATTAATGATAACTGGCAGATCCTGTCGTATTCATCAAACAATCTGACAGCGACAACATCGGCTACGGCAAGCGGCACAATCGCAAGCGTTATTGCGGCTGGTTCGATTGTTGAGCAGATTGGTATGCTCATCACAATCCGTAACGCACAGAGCGCTGGCGCTACGATCAATCTGACAGGAACGCTCACAAACTACCAGACATGGCAACCAGCATCGAGCGCCACAGGCGTTCTTGTTGCCGGAAATGAATGCTTGGTCGTTCGCGTTGTAACCCCTGGTTCTGCTTATGATGTTATTAACGTAACGTCGCAGAATATCGCCATCAGCTTTAATGGCAACGCAAATCTAGCGACAAACGCTATTACGCCATATGGCATTCAGAATGGTCAGGTAGTTTCGATATACAATATCGGCTCAAGCACCATTACGCTGACGGCTACGTCGTTCGATAACTATCAGACCTATCCTGTTTCAAGCACTGCGACCGTGTTTACGCTTCCTGTAAATGGAACTGTGACGCTTGAGCTTGCAAGTGCGACGACGAGCACATGGCGTATTCTCAGCTTTGACTATCCGGGTCTTCAAGCTGGTGCCGTTGCTTTCCGTGCGACAGATTCGGCACAGACGTTTGGTTCGACAGCTACCCAGCTGATTTACACAACAGCGACAATCAACCCGCAGAATTACTACGATACGACAACTGGCAAATTCCAGCCAAAGATTGCAGGGTATTACAGCGTCTATTCAAACATCACCACAAGTAATAATGGACAAGTAAGCCTTTACATTTACAAAAATGGCGTGGTTTACTCACAGTTTCAAGAGGCTGCAGGAACCTCATTCGGAGGCGGAACTGTCTCGGCGTTGGTGTATTTGAACGGAACGACAGATTATGTAACTGTCTATGCGGCAACATATCTAACGACACTAGGAATCCTGTCTTGTGATTTTGGTGGTTCGCTTGTAACGCAGCAGAACATCATCAACACGCAATCGGGCACCTACAATATTCCGATTTCGGCCAACAACACAGTCTCGGCGCTTATTACAAGCGCCAGCATTACTGACGTTGTTAACAATCTGTATGTCATCACGAATACAGCTTCGACAAATGTCACACTGACGACGTCAAATTACATTGGTTATCAGGCATATCCTGCTAATGCGACAGTATCGACGATTGTTATGCCTCCGGGCACAACAACCACGTTGCAGACTGTGACGATTGGCACGGGCTATCAGATTGTCACGCTGAATGTTCCTGTTAACTCAGGCTCGGTGATGTTCTCGGCATACGGACCTAACACTCCAACAAATATTGGCACAAACAGCGCATATCCTGCTTGTAAATTAATAATGCCAAACATCTATGGATCGCCAGCAACTGGCAATCCGCAGAACTACTATGATACAACCTCCGGTCGTTTTACACCTAAGACAGCTGGTTACTATCAAGTTAATGCCTATTTATACAACGATGGCAGCTTTGAATATCAATGGCTGTTTTTATTCAAAAACGGCAACCAAATACAAAATCAAGCCGTTAACAATGTTGCAGGTTTTGGCTCTGGCATTCAGTTGGCCGTTCTTGTTTATATGAACGGATCAACTGATTATCTAGAAATAGGCTCTTACTACGGGCCAAATAGCGCAACAACGCCTGTTGCTCCTACTTTCAATAACGGACAACGGTTCAGCGCCTTCCTTACCAACCAGACACTGACACAGGTTGTTGGAACAACGGCTGCGGCATCAGTTGCTAAAAATAATGCTACGCAGGCAATTCCAAATAACACTCTGACAAAAATTACGTTCCCAGCGCCTTCTGCTACTGACGATCCGCAGGGGTGGTGGAATGCCGCAACTAATCGGTTTATTCCGACGATTGCTGGCTACTACAACGTAGAAAACATGACGACTTATGCCGCTTCTCCAGCAAACGGGGACTATGAAACACAGATCCTTAAAAACGGAGTTGCTATTGCTAACGCGATAATTCCAGCGAATACCTTTGTTCAATATATGACGGGCAATTGTAATCGCGTCGTATATATGAATGGCTCGACGGATTACTTGGAATCGTGGACATACCAAGCAACAGGCGCATCAACAAACCTCGATGGGGCTGGGGTTAGAAACAACTTCAGCATCTCGCTCGTCGGCGCTAATCAGGCGGTTCAGGCTGTAACGCAGACGACAAGTGCTTATGGTATCGGAAGCTACAATTCTGGTAACAATGCTGCTCGTTATGCGGTTGCACAACTTGATAACATCATCATCTATCAGCAATACCAAGCTGGCTTCGGTTTTGCGACTGTCTCTGGATCAACGCAGCTTCAAGGCTCCGTGTATCAAGTCCCATACAGCGGCGGTGCTGGGGCAGGAAATATGTCCAACAACGTAAGTTCTGGGCCTTGGACAATAACGACAGCAGGTTCGTATGCATATTCTTCCAACCAGATGTCAACGTGGGTTTTCACATTCCGTGACCTGACAGCAAACATAAGCTATCGTGCGACATTCATTCTGCAACACGGTTACGTTAACAGCCAGTGCTTCTTGGAGCGCATCGGCGGTCAGCAACTCTAACAGGGCGGGGTTATTCCCCGCTCTCCTCTATTTAGGAGATAGGCCATGAGCCTTTATGAAAAAATTGTCGCTAAATATCCAGATCTAAAGTCAGAAGATTTTCATCCCGCAACAGGCACTATTCTGTTGATGGATGAGTCTGACGGTTTTGGCGCTTATATCGCAAAATGGAACCACCCAGATTTTGAGCGTCCTTCTGACTCAGAACTCGGCATTAAACGTGCGCCTGCGATCATTGATCTAGAAGCAGTCGTTGAGGCTCCTGTTCTTGAAGCTCCAACTGAGTAATTAAATATGGCGCTATCCGGCCAATTTGGCTTCGATCCGAATCTCGGCGATATAACTATCGCCGCGTTCGCTCGTTGTGGAATACGCAGGACTGAGCTTACTCAACAACATATGGCAGACGCTCAGTTTGAAGCCAATTTGCTTCAATCTGATATGCAAGGCGATGGCATACAGTTATATGAAGTAATTCTTGAAACGCAAGATTTATTACCCGGTGTTTCTGCTTATAATGTAGATCCAACAACTGTATTTATGTTAGACGTTTATATACGTCAAAACTCTGGTGTTTATGGCGTTGGTTGGTTAAACAATAATAGTTCGTTTATTTCTTGGGTAAACATTTATAACAGCACTATGGTTTGGGCATCTTCGCCAAATTATGTTCCAGGCCAGCCTGTTCCACCAGCGCCAATTATACAAGGTGACGCTGGAACGATTGACCGCATAATTGTCCCTATTAGTCGTAGTGATTATACGGCTATTGCAAATAAAAGTATGCCCGGTTTTCCAACGTCATTTTGGTATGATAAGTTGCTTCAACCAACAATGTATATTTGGCCCGTTCCAACAAATTTTATTCCGGCAGGATTACAATATTATGTAATGAAACGCCCACAAGACGCCGTTCTTGCTAATGGGACGCAAGTTCAAATTCCTTATGAGTTTTATGACTATTATTGTTGGGGTTTAGCGGAACGTTTAGCTTTTATTTATGCTCCTGATAAGCTATCGTTAATTGGCCCCCGTAAACAATCTGCTTGGCTACGTGCAATGCAGGCATCGACAGAAAACGTGCCGATAAATATCGACGCCATGACAAATTCTTATTTTAGGATTGGATGATGGGCTACGCATCAAAAGCGGGACGCGCCCGCACAGATGTAAATAACCCAAAGGCTTTTGCTGTCTGCGATAGATGTGGCATTTGGTATAATCATTCTGATTTAAATTGGCAATTTGATTACCGTGGAAGAACGCTTCAAAACATTCGCATATTGGTTTGCGAAATTTGTATGGATGAGCCTCAGCCACAGCTGAAACCTCGCATTATACCCCCTGATCCTTTGCCCGTTCTTAACGCTAGGACAGAACCATTTTGTCAGGATGAAACAAACAACCGTTTCACTTCGGGGCAAAATTCGATTGATTTTTGGACAGGAATACCGATTGCGGGCGGCGACAACCGCATAACAATGAATTATAATAATCGGGTTACACAGCACACGGGAACGGCTCCAGGGAGTAAAAGTATTTTCCCCGGCGTGTCTTATATGGTGCCCGAAGACGATACTGGTCTACCTTGTGGCTTTACGGGAATACCAAATACGGGCATTATAGTAGAAGAGCTTCAACACGTATATTGGTTAAGCGATACAACGGGGCCTGCGTATTTTTCTAATGCTGACGGGTTCCCTATGTATTGGGAGCAGTATCCTTCTAGGTATGTGAATTCTCAATATGTCGTATGGATGAACCAAGGCGGTTTTCCTGGGCAATGGGTAAATAACACGGGCGCAAGCGTAAATTGGGTAGGTAATCGGTATTTAGATTATTGGTATAATACTGGATATTACCTATCGCCTTGGATAAATTTCACGGGGTATCCATCGGGTTGGTTCCCAGACACGACGCCGATAACTCCATTTGGACCATAAAGGGATAAGATCATGCCAGTTCCATATACATTTGCAAATATACCTAACGGGCAAACAATCCCGCTGGCTTATTTGGATGCTAACTTTTCTTATATTGAAAATCAGATCGGTGGTGGGACGGGCGCTTTAGCGATTACCGGCGGCGGCACTGGGGCCACGACAGCCGCAGGCGCAATGATCAATTTGCTTCCTTCTCAAACAGGTAATTCTGGAAAAGTTTTGTCTACGGACGGCAATGGCAATTTATCTTGGATTGCTAATGGCGGTGGTGGCGGTGGTGCGGTTAATTCCGTAACTTCTAATGTGGCTGGCCTTTCGTTTTCTCCTTCTACCGGCAATGTTGTTCTTGCTGGCGTTCTTAGCCTATCAGCTGGCGGAACAGGTGCAACAACGCAAGCCGGAGCAGCCAACGCTATTTTGCCTTCGCAATCTGGCCAAAGCGGAAAGTTCCTTATTACCGACGGCAGTAATGTAAGCTGGTCAACTGGCGGAACGCCGGGCTCTGGAACAGTAACGAGCGTGGGGTTAACCTCAAGCCTTTCGGGTATTTCGGTTGGTGGTAGCCCTATTACTACAGCGGGAACTTTGACGCTCAGCGGCACGCTAGGTATTGCCAACGGTGGCACAGGGCTGACGGGAACGCCTCTAAACGGCCAGCTTCTTATCGGAAATGGCTCTGGTTTTGTTCTTTCTCAGCTTACGGCTGGTGCAAATATTAACATTACGGCTGGTGCGGGAACGATCACCATTTCTGCTACCGGCGGTGGTGGCTCAGGTGTTAATAGCCTATCGTTTGGATCAACTGGACTTACGCCGGGTATTCCTACAGGCGGAGATATTGTCGTAACAGGAACATTAGCCATTTCCAATGGCGGTACTGGGCAAACCAGTGCAACTGCAGCATTGAATGCTTTGCTTCCCTCTCAATCTGGTAGCGGCGGTAAGTTTTTAACCACGGACGGTACAAATGCTTCGTGGGGCGCAGGCGGTGGCGGTGTAACACCCGGTAACTACGGTGCAATAACTGTAAATTCGTCAACTCCTGGCCCAACATCTTGGCTTATTAACAATAACGTTGTTACGCCAACGATGTTAACCTCTGGAGCGCCAACCTGGACTGCAGGCGGTAACGTAACTGTAAACGGCGGATTGACTGTCACGGGATCATTTTCTCCCGCAAGCATAAGCACCAACACAATTACAACAACAGGAAATATTTCTTGTGCGGGTAATTTAAGCGCTACGCAGGTATCTTCAGGAACAGGCTCAATAATTGCTGGCAATGGTGCTTTCCAATGCGGTAACAGCAATTCGGTTCTAGCGCTTTTATCTACTTATTATGGTATTTCTGTTGGAACGGCTACCAATACGGTTCTTTATCAACTTGCAAACGGTGATATGACGATTACGGGATCCAACGCTTACAAAGTAGGCGGTGGTTCTTGGGCAGCTTCTTCTGACTCTCGCGTTAAGAAAAACGTTGCGCCTTATACAAAATCTATCGTCGAGCTTCTTACGCTTTCTCCCATTACTTACCAATACAATGGCCAATATGGCACAAAGGATAACGGGAAGACATATGTTGGGTTTATAGCTCAGGACTTACAGACGAGCTCTTTCCCGGACATGGTTGGATCGCAAGACTACACCGATCCAGAAACAGAAGAAGTGACGCCTATTTTAACCGTTGATACATCGGAGCTGGTTTATGCGTTATTGAACACAGTTAAACAATTAGATGCACGCATTAAAGCTCTAGAAGGTAAATAATACCTATGAGCAACGTTCAGATACCTCAGTTACCTCCCGCGATAGGCTTAAACGGCTTTGAGGAGATAGAAATTGTGCAGGAGGGAAAATCCCTCCGCGCAACTACGTTGCAGGTGTCACTTTTAAACGTTCTAACGATCCAAAATAACATTAGTTCTAATGCTTCTTATTATCCACTATATAGCGTTATAACTAATACAAAATTAACGCCTAACCCTATTTTATATACGTCAGATACACATTATAATTACAATCCGATGGAAGGGCGTTTGACGGCTCAACGGGTTGAGGCGTCTCAGGGATTATTTTTAAACTCAAATAGGTTGAGTTTAGATTATACAATACCGATAGGGGATAATGCTATGTCAATGGGGCCTGTCGTTGCCTCGGCTGTAATTTCCATCCCAACCGGCTCAGTTTGGGGCGTTATTTAGGAAAGATGAAATTGGCCAAATCCCCATCCCAAGAACTGCTGAATAATCTTCTTGTTTATAGCAATGGAGATTTAATTTGGCGTGAATTTAGGGACAAATTTCACGGTCAATTTGCTAATTCAGGACATAAGGAAAAAAGCCTTGATTAAACTCGACGGTTCACAGAATGCGTTAATCTTGGCTGACGGCACGGCCCAAGCCCTTACGCTTAAGGTCTCCACCACAAATGTGGCTTGGACATTTACTCTTCCGACAAGCCCTGGCACGGCGGGGCAGGTTCTGGAAACTGACGGTACAGGCAATACGCAATGGGTGACAGGTGGCGGTGGTGGTGGCACACCTGGGCTTCCCCTTAATTCTGTTCAGTTTAACAGCGGCGGCACATTTGCGGGCGACGTTGGCTTAACTTATGCCAATGGCCCCAAAACATTGACGCTTGGCTCTAATGCGGGCGGCGGCAATCTTCAAATTTACAATACGATTGGCACGTTTAGCACCACGATTAGCGCTGGCTCAAGCACTGCTAACCTGACATTAAAGCTGCCCCCTAACGCTGGTGCTTTTGGGTATGTCCTGACGACGGACGGTAGCGGCAATCTTTCGTGGACAACATCAGCTGCGTCAATTCCGCTGGGTGATGATACCACGACAGCTACTGATGAATATCCAATATTTACGGCAACGGCTGGTGGCGCTGGCGTTAATCTGACACAGGCCTATACAGCCTCCACAGAATATACGTTTAACCCAGGAACTGGAAACCTAACAGCGCCGCATATGGTATCATCCAGCGGTATTGCGTTGAATTCCAATGTTTTATCGGTAAGCTATACTATCCCAGCTGGTATGAATGGTTTATCTGCTGGCCCCTTAATAACCAATCCAGGCGTAACAATTACTGTTCCTCCTGGGCAATCTTGGGTGGTTGTATAATGGCTACGCTTACTCTTAAAGGCGATGCATCCGGTCAAATTAATTTAACTGTCCCAGCTGCGGCTGGTGCAAATATAATTACTTTGCCTGCCGTAACAGGAACGGCACTCGTCAGCAGTGTTACTCTTAACTTTCCGACAACCCTCGGTGCAGCAGGAAATTATCTTGCCACAGATGGTGCAGGCAACACCTACTGGACAACGGGTGGCGGTGGCGGTGCAGGAGTTATAAGCATCACCAGCTCGACAGGCCTTACATTTACGCCGCCAACAGGCAATGTCGTGATGGCCGGTGTATTGAGCATCTCAAACGGTGGAACTGGGGCGACGAGCCTAACTGGCGCTCAGGCTGTTTTATTTCCAACGCAAACAGGACATGGCGGCGAGTTCCTTACTACAGACGGTTTAGGTGGGCTTTCCTGGGCTCCTGCTTCTGGCGGTGGCGGTGGCATTCCATCATTCTCTGCGGGCACGACGGGACTTTTACCCACAGGCGTTAATGTTGGTGCGATCACGTTATCTGGAACGCTAAACATCGCAAATGGCGGAACCGGAGCGACAACTGCTGATAACGCTTTAGCAAATCTATTGCCGTCTCAGGCTGGTAATTCAGGAAAATATCTCACTACTAATGGCACTGTTACGTCATGGGCTGCTAATACTGATGTTCCTGGGGGATCAAATACAAACGTTCAATTTAATAATAGCGGCGCATTTGATGGGGACAACGATTTCACATATGCGGGTTCTGGTGCTGTAACTATAGGATCAAATGGCGTTGCCGGATCGCTGGAAATCTTTAATGCGTCGAACGTAAATACAGTAACACTTAATTCAGCTGTCAATACTGCAAGTTGGAATTTTACTTTTCCAGTGAATGGCGGAACAAGTGGATATGTTCTTTCCACGGATGGCGGTGGCAATACGAGCTGGATACCGGCCCCAATTCGTCCTGTATGGGTGAGTGCCCCAACTACAGCAATTGCAGGGGCAGAAATATGGGTGGATACTTCTGGGTCCGCTATAACAATTACACTTCCTGCTGCCCCAGTGTCTGGTGATGTGGTTATTATTAATCGGGTCGGCGTGAATAACGTTATCGTTAATCCTAATGGCGCAACCATTTTAGGCAACGCATCAAACTTTACGATTAACTTAAACAATAGCGGTTGCCGCTTTGTTTACCTCAACAATACTTGGCAGCTTCCGAAAATACAGCTTGGCTCATAAGCCTCTAGGAGATTGAAATGTCATCCACCAGTTTCGTCCCAGCATTTGGCCTTGAATTTACCTATTTTAATGAAGGCACGAACACGTATAAACTAGATACGACAAACAATATTTTATATCTTTTAAACCCAGCCACAAATACGTGGACAGTCGTTACGCAGACGCAGGGTATTAATCCAATATTTCTCCCTGTTGTTATAAATGGATCGTTTCCTTATCCGATAGGTATAGGCGGATATATGGCTCCTTATGGAAGTGGAGCTTGGAAAACATTTTTAAACAGTGGAACGTTCATTGTTCCTGCAGGCGTATCATCTATTCGAGTTAGAGTAGTCGGCGCAGGCGGCAGTGGTACGACTGTAGGCGGAACAACAAGTTTTGGCGGTCTTCTTACAGCAACTGGCGGTGGCGCTAATGGGACTTCTCCTGGTGTTGGCGGTGGTGGCGATTTTACTGCATCAGGGGGCCTTGGTGGTTCTACTGGCGGCGGCGGCGCTGGCAGTCAGCTAGGAAATGGCGGTAGGGGTGGCGGTGGTGGCGGTGGCGTTGGGGGCGGCAACGCTTCTTTTAGCGGCGGATCTGCTTTCGGCCCAGGCGGAAATCAATTTTTTGGTGCTCCAGATATTTTTGGAAATGTTGGATCTCCAGGGCAACCTATCAACAGTTATGCCTATCAAGGCTTTGCAATGAGATTTCCATTTGAATTTTTTGTTGGTGGTGGTGGTTCCGCTGTATTTGCCCTACCGAATTTATATCAGAACAGTGGAATTCCTGGCTACGCTGTTGCGGGCGCAGGTGGATCTGGCGGCGGTGGCGGATTTGTTGACGGCACAGGAGGATTTGGCTACGGCGGCGGCGGCGGCATTGGCGGCGGCGGCGGTGGTGGTTATCTGGGCGGTAGCGGACCTGTCGAGCCCGGCGGCGGCGGCATTGGCGGCGGCGGTGGAACAACTGGAGCGTCCGGCTTTTCAGGTGGCAGTGGTGGCGGGTTTGCTATTGGCGTGTTCACTGTTACTGCCGGTACAAACTATACTGTAACAGTCGGCACCGATACTGGCGGCAACGGTGGCCAAGGACTCTGTGTTGTTGAATTTTAATCCGAAACATTAGTTTAGGATTTTGGGGGATTAAAAATGACTGTTAGCATTGATGGGACAACGGGTGTTACGACTCCCGCAGTTATCCTGCCTGGATCAACTTCGGGCACTATCACACTTGTTGGTCCTGCTATTGCTGGCACGACATCAATTACGTTCCCCGCTATAAGTGGAACCGTATTGCTTCAAACCATCTCAGGCAGCGTAACGCTAACGAATCCTGGGGGCGGGACGCTTACGATTTTACCCGCTGTTGGATCTACAACGGCTCAGGTTCTTGCCTTCCCAGCAGCGGCTGGCGGCGCAGGTCAAGTCCTGACATCTGACGGCGCTGGCGGATCTTCATGGGCTTCGGGTTCTTTGTCATCCACCATTACAATTGGCACAACAACAATTGCTTCCGGAACGACAGGCAGCATATTAATTGATACAGCAAATGTGTTGCAGCAATTAACTATGGGCGCAGGTGTTTCTGGTGCTCTTGCTGCGGCAACAAATTCTGTTAATGGTTTTCCAATTCTTGGGGCGGGCGGTGTTTTACAGCCTGCGCAAGGTGGAACGGGCGTAAACTCATTAGGTGTTGGCGTAGGCGCAGCACTTCAAAACGCAATTAACAGCGCTAACGGTTTGCCTATTCTGGGCGCAGGCGGGGTACTGCAACCTGCGCAAGGTGGCACTGGTGTGAATTCACTTGGTGCTGGCGTTTCTTCTGCATTACAAAATGCAACTAATACTGCTAACGGCTTTGGTGTTCTTGGTGCTGGCGGTGTTTTACAAACGGCACAAGGTGGCACAGGCGTAAATTCACTTGGTGCAGGTGTAACAGCTGCTCTTCAAAATGCTGTTGGAACTGCTAATGGCATTGCAACATTAAATGCATCCGGCGTTGTTTCGACCCTACAGGGTGGAACTGGTAACTCGACAGCAGCAGGAACTATTGCTGTAGGTAGCCCGACACAAACGGGAACCTTAAAAATTTATAATTCTGGTGCTGGGGCTAATCCGCTAAGCATCCAATCAGCAATTAATACTGTTCCGTGGACATTGACGCTTCCAGTGAGCGCAGGTTCTTCTGGCCAAGTCCTAACCACAAATGGTTCGGGTGTTTCTTATTGGGCAACTGCCGCAACAGTTGCTGGCGCTACATCCGAAGTTCAATACAACAATGCTGGTACATTGGGCGCAAATGCTGGCTTTACGTATGATGGATCATCGGTTTTAACGCTAGGCATATCTGGCACATCAACTGGACGTGTTGTTCTAAATAACGGCACAAATGCCAATACTGTTGCAATCCGTTCGGGGATAACCACAGTATCCTATACAATGACGTTGCCAACTAATGTTGGTACAACAGGATATGTGTTAACTACAGATGGTACGACAGGCGCTCTTACTTGGGCGGCTCCTTCTGCCCCTTCTGCAACGGCTGGCAATTTCGATATTGGAACGCCTAGCACTGGAACTACTCCAACAACTGGCAATCTGAATCTTTATAATGCAGCATCACCAAATGCTGTAACAATTCAATCTGGAAACAATACCTCACCTTGGACATTGGTTCTTCCGATTGATCCAGGGACTGTTGGCCAAGTTTTACAGACGGATGGCTCTGGAACAACGTCATGGGTAAACGGGGATATTACTCTTGGCACCACGACGGTCGCTCTTGGCGCAACCTCATTAACTCTTGACGGGCTAAACTCTGTTACTGTTGCTGCCGCTGGATTTACGCCAGTTAATGCGGGTGATTTGACATCCAAACAATATGTTGATGCGCTTTTTTCAACTATCAATAATAATATTGGCGGCGTTACGTGCGCAACGACGGCTCCTATTACTCTTAGTGGGCTCCAAACGATTGACGGCATTACGCTTGTTGGCGGCGAACGTGTTCTCGTTAAGAATGGTTCTATTGCCAATGGCGCTAAAGATGATGGCGTATATGATGTCGATAATGCAGGCGTTTGGACATATTCATCTGATGCTAATACGTGGGCAGAATATGTCGGAGCTATCGTATTTGTTATGGGCGGAACGACGTATACCAACACCTCATGGTTGCAAACAGTAGGCGTAGGCGGAACGCTTGGCACCACCCCAATGAATTGGGCTCAGATTAATTCTCCATTGAATTATTCTGGCGGCACAGGCATTACGATCACAGGTAATGTAATTGATAATACGGGTGTTGTGTCAATTGCTACTGGCACAACTGGCTTGACATTTACAGTTGGTGCTGGCGGTGTAACAGCAATCACGGGCGAATTATCCATCGCTAATGGCGGCACAGGCAAAAACAACGCTCAAGATGCTATTGATGCATTACTTCCTAGCCAAGGTCCGAACAACGGCAAGTTCCTTACTACGGACGGGACGAACGCCAGTTGGGCTGTTCCAACTGCGGGGAGCGCAACAGCTGGCAACTTTGATGTTGGAACTGGCGGAACAACACAAGGAACGATCAACCTATTTAATTCCACCAATTCAAATGCTGTAACGCTTACCTCTGGCGTTAATACCGCAGCATGGACAATGAAGTTGCCGACGGGCCCAGGGACTTCTGGTCAGGCTTTGGTTACGGATGGTTCAGGCAATACGTCTTGGTCTACCGTTGGATCTGGCACCGTAAATAGCGGCAATGCAAATGAAATTGCGTATTATTCTGTCTCTGGAACAGCAGTTAGCGGAAACGCTAATGCTACTATATCTTCAGGCTCTTTGACCCTTGGCGTTGCTAATACAGCTGCTGGCGCTTTAATATTGAATGGAAGCACAAGTGGAACTGTTGCTATTAACACAGCAGCTTCCGCTGGCATATGGGCTCTTACGCTTCCAACAAGTGCTGGAACAAATGGACAAGTTCTTATAACAGATGGTTCTGGCCTTACATCATGGGGCGTTCCAGCGGCATCTTCTGGAGCTGGCGGAACTTTCTCTATCGGCACAGCATCTAGCACTACGGGAACTTTGAGTCTTTATAATGCATCTTCTGCATTTGGAGTTACGCTCAAGTCTGGCAACAATACCGCTACTTGGAATTTGACACTCCCAACAGGCGCAGGTGCTTCGGGTCAAGTTCTTCAAACAGACGGCGCAGGTGTTACAAGCTGGGCTACGCTAGTTAATAGCGGGAACGCTAACGAACTTGCATATTATTCCGCTGCTGGAACGGCTGTTAGTGGAAATGCGAATGCTACGATATCTTCAGGGGCTTTGACATTAGGTGTTGCTAATACAGCTGCCGGATCAATTTTATTAAATGGTAGCACTAGTGGCACGATAACTGTCAAAACCGCTGCCGCTGCTGGCGCATGGTCACTCACATTACCGACAAGCGCAGGAACGTCTGGACAAATCCTTACAACGGATGGAAATGGCGTAACAGCTTGGACGGCTGCGGGTTCTGGAACAGTTAATAGCGGAAATGCTAAAGAGCTTGCGTATTATTCTGTAACAGGAACTGCAGTTAGTGGGGACGCTAACGCTACTATATCTGCCGGAGCGTTGACTCTTGGTGTTGCGGGAACGACTGCTGGATCATTACTTCTGTCTGGGTCAACATCTGGCACTGTAACCGTAGGCACATCTGCTGCTGCAGGCACATGGACGTTGACGCTTCCTGCTGATGCTGGAACATTAAATCAAGTTTTGGCAACTGATGGCACGGGCATTACAAGTTGGGTATCTGTTCCAACTGCTCCGAAATGGGTTAACGCCGCGACTGTAGCGTCTCCTGGCGACGAAATATGGGTAGATAGCTCGGCTGCTACTAGAACAATTACCCTTCCAAGTTCGCCCACTTCGGGGACGATTGTAACGATTAACCGAATTGGCGCTAACAATGTGATTGTTGCACGAAATGGCTCAACGATCCTTGGCGGGGCAAACAATTTTATATTGGACGTTGACCACAACGGCGGTCGGTTTGTTTACCTCAACAATACTTGGCAGGTTCAAAAAACACAACTTGGCTCTTAAGCCTTTAGGAGATTATTATGGCTTCAACTAGCTTTACACCGGCATTCGGGCTTCAATATACTTATTTTAATGACGGGACAAATTCATATCGAATTGATACCTCGACAAATACTCTCTATTTGTTAAACGTAAAAACAAATACATGGATTGCCGTAACATCCACAAACGGAACAAATCCATATCTTTTGCCCCTCGTTAATAATGGCTCTTTCCCTTATCCTATGGGTATCGGTGGATATATTGCGCCGTATAATAATGGGGCTTGGAGAACATTTTTCGCAAGTGGATCTTATACCGTTCCGGCTGGTATTACGTCAATTCGAGTTCGTGTGGTTGGCGCAGGGGGGGCAGCTGCCATAAATGGTGGGACAACATCCTTTGGTGCATTGATATCCGCAACTGGGGGGACAGGCGGTGTTAATACTACCTCAAGTGGAAACGGCGGTACTGGAACAGGCGGAGACTTCCAAGCAACAGGCGGTAAAGGCGGTGGCGCTGGTGCTAACGGCGGCGGGGGCGCAGCTGGTAGTCAACTTGGCACTGGTGGCGCTGGTGCTAACGGCGGCGGGGGAGGCGGTGTAGGCGTCAATGCTGGAGGAACAAGAGGTGGCGGATCTGCTTTCGGCCCAGGAAATGCTATATCTGGGGGGCCCGATGTATACGGAAATTCAACTTCTTATGTGCAAAATAATTTATATGCTTACCCTGGGCTGCAAATGAGGTTTCCATTTGAATTCTTTATTGGTGGTGGCGGTTGTGGCGGTGGCCCCACGACAGCAGCTGCTTGGGGAACTAGTGGGATTCCTAGTACTTCAAATGCCGGTTCCGGGGGTAGCGGTGGTGGCGGCGGGGGCGGTGCTAATGGGGGCGGAACATGTAATGCTGGTGATGGCGGTCACGGTGGCGGCGGTGGTGGCGCAAGCACAAGTGCTTTTGCGGGATACGGAGGGATTGGCGGCGGCGGAGGTGGCCCAAGTTTACAAGCTGCGGGTGGCGGTGGAGGTTTTGCCATCGGCGTATTTACCGTTGTTCCAGCCACTGTTTATACCGTCACAGTTGGCGCTGGCGGCGGTGGCGGCGGCGGTGGCCTCTGCGTTGTTGAATGGTAATCTAAAGGGAATTCGTCATGACAAAATATGCACGTATTATTGATAATAAGTACGCTTTGGATGTTATTACAACAAAGCCAGAAGAGTCTTTTCACCCAGATCTCCTTAAAGATTGGAAATTCATTGTTGTTCCAGATGATACGGAAAACTTTGATATTACCAATGACGGCGGCAAAACCTTTCAAAAGCCTGTGTCACCAGAATCTAAATAGTAATTCAGTTTAACCCGTGTGCAATGCGGGTTATGTAAAGTCAGGGGATAGTCCCCTGACACTTCTAGCGCCTAGGAGCGTATAAAATGGAAAATGATGTAAATCAAGAACCAGTAACCATTACTCTTTCAATTGGCCAATGGAATCAAATACTTAGCGCCCTTAGTACTGCACCATTCAGTGTTGTCAATCAGATCTCTGAGGCAGTTAATGCTTTACAGCAGGCTGCGGGCCCACAGGTAGCCGAGGCTGCTGCTAAATACGCACCAGCAGAAGCCGCAGAGTAATATTTTAAAAGGGGGCTGGCTTATTGCTGGCCCCTTATTAACAGGAATAGAAATGGGCTTGATTTACGAACATTGGCGTCCGGACACTAATGAGTGTTTTTATGTAGGGGCCTCCTGTGCGGCTATAAACTCACGCCCATATGAATATGTTCGTGATAACAATAAATACATGGCAGTTATCGCGGATCTTTCCGTTAATTCGTTAACGCCGTTTACGAAAATTATATGGGATAATTTGGACGATTATTGCACAGGCACGTATGAAAAAATACGTATTGCATATCAAAAAGCCGTCATTGGAGATAAATTAACAAATAAAGCATTAGGCGGCTTTGGATTAAATTTATTATGGGACGAAGAACTTCGTGCCCAACACAGCAAAATACTGTCTGTTGCTGGACAAAAAAGATGGGATGCAGCTTCTGAAGAAGAAAAAGAAGCTCATGGCGCAAGATCTTTAGCTGGGCGTAAAAAATGGGAAGAAAGTGTTTCTGAAGAAGAGTATGCTGCTTATAAAGAATCCTTGAGCGCCCCTTTAAGAAAGCGTCCTAAAGAACTTAGAAGTAGAGTAACTCGTGAATTTCAAGCTAGGAAAACACCTGAAGAGCGCAGCGCTATAGCTCAAAAAGGTGCAGACAGTCAGACGCCAGAACAGCATAGAAATAACGCATTGAAGGCTGCTGCCAGTAGAACATATGAGCAGCGATGTGAAAGTGCTAGAAAAGGAATTGAATCATTAACTCCTGAACAGCTGAGAGAACGAGCTGCAAAAGGCTGGGAAAAACGCAGGGAAAACGGAACAGATAAGTTAAGTGTACCCAAAAAAGGTAAATCTATTGTTGTTGGTGGTGTAGAATTTCCAAGTGTAAGAGGTTTTGCTCGATTTGTTGGGAGGCCACCAACTACAATTAAAAAATTAGTTGACGCTGGTAAATTTGATAAATTGGAAGAATTAAGGATCGCGGCCCAATGAAAATCTGCGTCTACGGTATAAGCAAAAACGAAGAACTGTTTGTTCAGCGTTGGGCTGAGTCTGCCAAAGACGCGGATTTAATTCTGCTTGCCGATACTGGTTCAACAGATCGGACATGCGAAATTGCCAAGGAGTGCGGTGTTGATCTTCACCATATCTGCATAACTCCTTGGCGTTTCGATCACGCACGAAATGCCTCACTTGCGCTTATCCCCAAAGACATTGACGTATGCATTAGTTTGGACGTTGACGAAGTCTTAGAAGAAGGCTGGCGTGAAGAAATAGAACGCTTATGGGAAGTTGGTAAGACAACCCGCTTGCGGTATCGGTTTTCGTGGGGACATGGAAAAATTTTTCAGCACGAAAAGATACACGCACGACATGGTTACTTTTGGGTGAAACCTTGTCATGAAATTCCAGCATTAGACGGACGTGTAACTGAAGTTTCTGCCTACACCGACAAATTATTAGTCAGCCATTATCCCGACGACACAAAAAGCCGTGGGCAGTATTTAGCTCTGCTTAGACTGTCAGTTGAAGAAGATCCTTACTGCCCAAGGAACGCTTGGTATTACGCCCGCGAATTATATTACTATCGCCGCTGGCCGGAAGCTATTGAACGCATAAATTTATATTTAGCTATGCCTAATTCCACATGGAAGGCAGAACGCTCTTATGCCATGCGAGTTATGGCGGAGTGTTATTCGGCTCAAGGCGATAAAGCCACCGCTGAACAGTGGTTACACTGGGCTGCTGTGGAAGATCCAACAGCCCGTGAAAGCTGGATAGCACTAGCTGATTTAACCGGAAATCAGCACCGCTGGGAAGAATCCTTCGCTTATGCAATGAAGGCGCTAAATATTAAAAATCGCGTGTATGTGTATACGAGCGATCCCAATGCTTGGGGTGCAAGGCCATTTGATCTCGCAGCAATCGCTGCATATCGCTTAGGGCTGTGCGACATAGCAATTAAGCACGGAAAAATTGCTTTAGAATTAGCGCCTGACGACGATCGTCTGCGTGACAACCTGGATTGGTATCTTGGTAAAAAATAGGGCGCTACGATGCAGGATTATCAGGTTTTTATAAACGTATTTGCAGGAGCCATTCTTGCTGGTATCGGCTGGTGGGCAAGACAGATATATGAGTCTGTAAATAAGTTACAGGCGCAGATACATCAGATCGAATGTGATTTGCCAATTTCGTATGTACGTAAGCAAGATTTTACGGATATGATGAACTCAATAAATACTAAGTTAGACCGCATATATGATAAATTAGAACAAAAAATGGATCGATAATGGCTACTAACTACACTGCATATGTAGCATCAATTGCAAATTTGATGGCCGCTGATCCAGCGCAGCTTGAATTCCAAAACATGCTGCCTAATATGATCTATTACGCAGAAAAACGCATATATCGCGAGCTCGATCTTGTTAATACAGTAGCAACGGCTACCGGTAATTTAATAGCTAATAATAGGTTATTTACTTTACCGCCTGCCCCTTATGGTAGTTTTATTACAACGCAAACTATTAATGTTTTAGCAAACGGGCAGCGCGTTCCTCTTCAACCTGTTTCTATTACATTTCTTAATTCTGTCTGGGGAACGCCTGCTACTGCAAATGTTCCTCAATATTTTTCAATGTTGACGCAAGATAGTCTTTATGTTGGGCCTTATCCTGATCAAAACTATCCTGTTGAAATTCAAGGAACCTATCGCCCTGAGCCGTTATCACTAACTAATCCAACAACATATATTACAGAATATTTGGACGATTTATTTATTGCCGCCAGTATGGTTTTTGCTAGCGGATATATGAGAGATTTTGGTGCACAAGCGGATAATCCAGCGCAAGCGCAATCGTGGGAGAACCAATATCAGCTGATCGTTAAAGGCGCTAATCTTGAAGCCCTGCGTCAGAAGTTTACTGGCCCAGCTTGGACGTCTCTTTCTGCTATACCTATTGCGGATTCGAGGTAATAAATGCCTTTTGCAGAAATCGTCCTTGTCCCCAGCGTCAATGTTGAGCCGACACCTGCCGGAAACCCTGCAGGTGTTCAGCAAAGTAATTTTATACGCTGGCGAGATAAACTACCGGAAAAGAAGGGCGGTTGTAGTCTTTTTATAGATTCCCCGGTTAATGGCGCGCCTATGTCGTTAAAGCCATGGGGAGATTTTGAAGGGAATGAATATTTAGGAATTGCTACCCCTTATGAGGTTTATTCTTATAATGCAACAACACAAATAAATAAAGACATAACTCCTCAATTTATAAATAAAGACTTTATTCACCCTACATTTACAACTGTTGCAGGAGAATCTCTTGTTACAATAACTGATACAACAACTACAGGCTTAACAACATTTGATTCTGTAGCGTTTAATACGCCTGTTGCGGTTGGTGGTTTAATTTTAAATGGCACATATCCAATCGTTTCAGTATTTGGAACGAATAGATATGTTATTGATGTTGGTTATGCCGCACAAAGCAGTGTTTCTAATATTGGTGGGACTTTGCCTGTTTTTCATACAGATTCCGGATTGTCTCGCGTTATTGTAACTTTTCCAATTAAATACCAATACACCAGTCTAGCAGTAGGCAATCGGTTTGGATTATTGCCGCCCACTAGTGTTGGCGGGATTACACTTCAAGGCCAATATATTGTTGGAAACATTATTCAAGACGGATATTTTTCTTTTGAATCTAATCAAATAGCTGCTTTTACAGATACTCAAACAATGAATTCAGGCGCAGTTAGCCTGACATATTGGATTACTAAAGGGCCTGGCGCTGGAAATATTCTTGTTGGCAATATTTATCAAAATAATAATTGGTGGCTGGATAGTATTGGATCTACAATGATCGCATGCGCTACGAATGGCCCGATATTTTCTTATTCACCTATAGGTGGTTACTCTAATCTTTCTGTTCTTACAAATGCTCCAAGGGCAAATAATGGCGCATTTGTTTCTATGCCCTCTGGACAAATTATGGCATGGGGCACATGCGATAATTTAGATCTTATTCAAAACCCACTTTATATCCGTTGGTCTGACGCCGCCGATTTTAATAATTGGACAATTGGCGGACAGAGCCAAGCTGGTTTTTATACTATTCCTACGGGTTCTAAAATTGTAAGAGGAATACAAGGCCCTAACCAACAGTATTGGTTTACAGATATTGACGTTTATACCGCTCAATATACGTCTTATCCTGACTTTTTTAGCTTCTTAAAAATTGGCGCTGGGTGTGGATTAATCGCCCCTCGTGGAATTGGAATAATCAACAATTCTATTTATTGGATGAGCCAAAAACAGTTTTTTGTTGCTCAAGGCGGTTCTGCGCCCACGCCGTTGGCTTGTTCTGTATGGGACTTTATTTTTCAAAACTCAAATACGACTAATCTTGAGCATACAATATGTGCTACAAATTCAGTATTTAATGAAATAAGTTGGTATTTTGCTTCTACTAATTCAATTAACGGCGTTCCTGACGCTTATGTATGTTATAACACCTTATATAATGAATGGGATTATGGGTATTTAGAACGCACAGCATGGACAGATCAATCCGTATTAGGATACCCAATTGGATCTGACTCCAGTGGCTGGATATATCAACATGAAACTACTTATAATTTAGCAGTTGGAAATACTACCCGCCCAATTAACTCATCATTAACGACAGGTTATACAAGCCTTACTAATGGCAATGATTTGATATTTGTTGATTGGGTTCTTCCAGACATGAAGTGGGGAGAATATGATCAAAATAAAAGCGCCATTTTAAGCTATACATTTTATGTTACCGATTATGCTGGCCAGACGCCGAGAACATATGGGCCATATAACGTCTCTAAAGACACGCCGTATGTTTGCCCACGGTTCAGGGGAAGATTTTTATCTATGAAAATCGAAAGTAATGATTATGACAGTTTCTGGCGTTTAGGTTCTATTCGTTACCGATTTGCACCGAGTGGTAGAAGATAATGGAACAAAATAATACATTAACAACTGCCACGCAAAATTTGGTGATCGCTTTTAATTCGATCAACAAAACCATTCAATACAATCAGGGGCAGTTCACTTCTGACACATATGCTGCTGGCGTTAATCAGCAAATTTTTGTTGGCAAAAGTAGGTTAGTTTCTATCACTCTTTTAGTCACAGGCGGGACGGTAGATATTTATGATTCTGCGGCAAATAATATTACGCCGCAATCTGCCTGGGTTGCTACCCTTGATTCTACTGCAACTTTAGGAACGCATGCTTTTGGGGTAGAGTGCTCAAACGGTATAGTTCTAATAATATCAGGTAGTTCCATCGCAAACATAACTTACTCGGTAGCTTAAAATGCCTTTAAAACCCGGAAAAAGCAAAGCCGTCATTAGCTCTAACATTAGCGAAATGATCCATGCGGGCCACCCTAGGGCACAGGCGGTAGCGGCTGCGCTAAATACAGCGCGTAAGGCTATGGCTTCGGGTGGCGGCCCCAAGGATCCCAAGGTTTTCCACGGGCCGTTAAAAGCGCCTATTCCGGGTAGGACGGACAGATTACCAATTCACGTTGAATCGGGCTCGTATGTGCTACCGGCAGATATTGTTTCAGGACTGGCCGAAGGCAATACTGACGCAGGATTTGAAGTTATTAAGCGCATGGTCCATGAGGCTATGTCCCGTGGCGGACGGGTAGGCATGGTAAGCAAATACGGTCTTCATGGGCATTATCATGAGCCTAAAGCCAAGGTTGCGTGCGTTGTAGCTGGCGGTGAGTATATACTTTCCCCTGAGGAAGTTGAGGCTTTTGGTGAAGGGGACTTAAAAAAAGGGCACAATGTTCTTGACGCTTTTGTAAAATCACAAAGAGCTAAAACGATAAAAACACTAAAAAAGCTACCGGGGCCTGCAAAAGACTGAGGTTTAATTTACCCTGATTTTAGGGTATAATTAAAACTTTCAAAACTTAGGGTAAATAATGATTTCTTTCGATAATTGTCCTGACATCAGGCTTGCTGAACTAGAAGATCTTCCTTCGCTTATGGCGTTGACGCAATTGGCTGCGCAGGAAGATGCTCAGCACCCTTACGATTCTGAAAAGGTTTTTAATGTTATTCGGCGTCATTATGATAAAATGGGAGTTTTAATTGCTGTGGCGGGGCCGAGAGGAGAACCTGTTCGCGGCTTTTTGATCATGGTTATTGATGAGATTTGGTATAGCCCAGATTATCAACTTTTAGAGCTATCTTTGTTTGTAAACCCGGAATATCGTAAATCTACTTTAGCAAAACAACTTATGGCGTTTAGTAAAGCTGCCTCTGAAGGGTTGGCTCTAGATTTAACAATAGGCGTTTTATCGACAGAGCGAACGGCAGCAAAAGTAAAATTGTATCAACGTCAATTCAAAACGGCAGGCGCTTACTTTATGTATCGTCCATCTTCCGCTGAAGCTAACTCGTAAGGAACTGTGTTATGGGATCAAAAGGCGGCGGCAGCCCAATTGGCGGATATTATCCTACGACGTCCCAACAATCGGGAACGTCATCCGGCAGCAATGCGTCTAATACTGCAAACACAGGCGCGACGACAGGGTCAACGTCTCCTAACCCTATTGCGTATCAAGCTTATTTAACGGCTCTTCAAAACGCTGCCAAAGCTGCGGCAACGCCTTATCAACCTTACAGTGGCCAGCAAGTTGCAGGGTTTACGCCCGATCAAATGGCGGCCATGCAAGGCTATCGAAATATGGCAAATATACAACAGCCATATTTGAATGCGTCAGAAGCTTTATATAATCAAGCGGTTCAATATTCAGATCCCGCAAATTTTACAAGTGGCGCTTTACAACAATATATGAATCCGTATCAGCAATCCGTTGTTGACGCAACGCTTGCTCAAATGAAGCAAAATCAGGATGTATTAACCGCACAAAATACTAATCGCGCTGTTCGATCTGGATCATATGGCGGCTCAGGACAATTTTTAGGCCAAGCTGAAATAGCCCGTCAACAAGCGTTATCAAATGCTCAAACCTTAGCTGGTTTGAATCAAAGCAATTATCAGCAGGCCGCGAGCCAATATAATACCCAACGGGATCAAGCTGTCAGAGCAGCTGAAGCTGCTGCTCAAGGTTTATCTGGTTTGGGAACGCAAGCACAAAATTCTGCGACACAAGCTATGTCTGGGTTGCTTCAATCTGGATCTTTGCAGCAACAACTTGCGCAACAGCAACTTACAAATGCTTACAATCAATGGTTACAAGCAAAGGCTTATCCTTATCAACAAGCATCTTATTTTGGTGGCTTGGCTTCAGGCCTTGGCCCTCAAATGGGTGCTTATACAACCGGCACACAAGCGGGGCAATCTAGCACAGCAGGAACTAATTATGGATCATACAGTGGTTCCAGCCTTAGTATGCAGCCTTATGCCAACCAATCCGGTGGCGGTGGACTTGCGGGGATTGCGTCAACAGGCCTTGGAATTCTTGGTTCAATGTTTGGGCTTAAAGATGGTGGCGTAGCAAATGAAAAAACTCACGCCAAAGCAACTGGAAGAAAACATTATGAAGAGGGCGGGACGGATACAGCTTCAGATCCGTTAGCATCTTTAATATCGTCTACTCCTTATTCTTCAGGGGCCACACAGCCTTCTTCAGGTGGCTTTGCTTCTTTATTAGGGCAGCATCCTTTTCAAGGAGGATCCAGCCCAGTTATAGCGGAGGCAGCAAAGCTTTATAATCTTTTGCCCCATAATAAAGGAAATTTGGAAGAAGATTTAAAACGAGCCTTAATGGGTTTGCCAGATACACCTAAAGGCGGTGAAGTAGCTTCTTCTGAGGTTTATAAAGGCCCAGAAGCTAATACGAGCGGCATTACCGATTCCTCTTCTTTATTTGGTGGATCAAGCGGTGGCGGTGGCGGTGGCGGCGGTGAAAGTAGCGCGCCTAAAAGTGAAGGCTCTTCCAAAAAGAGTGGTTTTGGTAGTTTATTAAGTGGAACGGGAGAATCCGGTTCAGGGTTAGGAAGTTTGTTTGGCTCAGGATCAGAAGGAAGCTCCGGTGGATCTGGCTTTGATTTGGGAAGTATGTTTTCTGGATTAGGGTTTGAAGAAGGAGGCAGAGTTAATCGCGCCGGAGGCGGGAAAAGCATTTCCGATATTATTTCATCCCCTTCTTCTCAGGATTTAATCGGCAATCTTGGTTCAGGCGTAGGAAATTATAATACGCTAATATCAGAAGCAATGGCCATGGATCCTGGACCACAACAAACACCAGAACAACAAGGAATGCCTTCTCTTCCTTCGCCTTCTTACTATAAAACACTTTTGCCAAATTATAATGTCGCAACGCCAATTCCTTCAAACATAAGCGTTCCGACATATTCAGGAAACCCTGCGTCAAGCACTGCTTCCTCGGTATTGTCTTCAATGCCGTTTACGGGAGTAACTGTTCCTGATTTAACAAAAATGGCTAGTGGTACAGTAACCACAACCGGCGCGACTGTTGGAAAGCCGTCAACAGGAACAGGAACAGGAACCGACTCAACAGGCGGCTCAGGTTCAGGAACCGACTCAACGACAAAAACTACCTTTGATCAACCTGCTTATGCAAACTTTATTAATAATATGTACCAGCAAATGCTTGGAAGAAATCCAAGCACACCAGAGCTTGAAAATTGGTTAAATTCTTTTGCCAGTGGTGCCTCAACCCCCGCCACTTTCCAAACTTGGTTAGAAGATACTTCTTCCAAACCTTCTCAACTTGCGCCGCAAGTTCAAGGATATTTTTCGTCAATTAAAGATACGACATTTAATCCTAGAACAGGATTATTCAATCTTGCTTATCAAGCTCCTTATTATAGCCCTCAATATAAAAAGGGCGGTAGAGTAGGTAAGGCTGCAGGAGGCGCGTTATCTGGAAGTCAGCTATATCAAAAATTTTTAAATTTAGGCGCAAACGAAAAAGAAGCAGCTTTATTAACCGGAAATGCAAAAGCGGAATCGAACCTCAATCCTTATGTAATGCATGATAACAATACGGGCTTTGGTTTGTGGGGACACGGAAAAGATCGCTGGGCAGATATGCAAAAATTTACTGGCCAGAAAAAGCCTGGCTGGGAAGATCAAGCAAAATTTGCGTTGCACGAATTAAGAAATAGTCCAAAAACGTCCATGGCTAGATCTGCGTTGGCTAGAGCTAATTCGCCTCAAGAAATTGCGATAGCTGGAATGCATTTTGAGCGCCCTAGAGGATATAAACCTAATGCGCCATGGTTGGGAGATAATTACCATGGAAGATTGGCTAATATACAAGCAGTTTTACAAGGTAAAGATTTAGGCTCAACTAAATTTACTGCTTCTCCAAGTGAACCCCAGCGCAAGGGATTTGCTTTAGCGGCTTCTCCTTCACCCGCTGCTCCTAGCAAGGAAATTATTATAGAAAAAGTTGCGGCTACCCCTGCTACAGAAGTTGCTCCTGCAGAAAAGAAGCCAGGATTTTTAAGCCTTCTTGCAAGTAATGTAAATCCGGTAGGAGCGGCTAATGCGGCAGAGCCTCAGCAAATTCAAGCAGCGTCTCAAACACAACCAAATATTGATAATCAGCAAGCATTAAACGCTCTTCGTCAAATTATGGAGCAAAATCAAAAAATTTCTGAAGAACAGTTAAAGGCTAATTTAGCCAATTTAGCTTCAATAAAGAATCCCGCAGATATTTCTACTTTAGCTAACGGAGGTTCAGTAAGGCGCCATTATGAAGACGGCGGATTTGCTGGAATAGGTGAGGCTATTTCTTCTGGTTTGGGTAATTTAGCGCATGGAAATTCTCCTTTTACTGGAAATAAAATTACGCCCGGACCTATATCTAAAGGACTGATCACTGCTGGGTTGGGTATGATGGCGTCCCCTCAACACAACACGCTTAGAGCTATTGGTGAAGGGGGATTAAAGGGCCTTCAAGAGTATATGTCTGCTTCTGAAGAACAAAGAAAGCAGCAAGAGCTAGATGCGCAAAAAGCTAAACAGGCGGCTTTTTCTGAGAGTTTACTTCCTAAATCAAAAGGTGGGGGCATTCGCAAAGGCTATGCTGAGGGTGGAGGGCCAGAAGAATTTGATCCTATTTCTGCAATCGGAGAAGGGATAAGCGGCCTTGGGGAAGGGCTTGGCGGATTATTTAAAAATAGAGATGAACCAACACCCAAAGTTGTTGCTTCAGACAGAACCGCACCTGTCGCTGAGGCCCCACGTCCTAGAGGCCCCGGCCCTATTTCTCAGGCGCTTATGACTGCAGGCTTGGGTATGATGGCGTCCCCTCACCATAACCCGCTGCGGGCTATTGGTGAAGGCGGATTGATAGGTATGCAGGCGTTTAATACGGCTGCTGAACAACAGCGTAAACAACAAGAGCTGGAAGATCAAAAAGCCGCTCACGAAAATTATTATAAAAAGTTAACCGCAGAACCCGGTGTTGCGGCTTCAGATAAAGAAGAGAAAAAACCCGCAAGTCCTATGGACGAGTATGAACGGATTTTAAAAATCCCTGCTACAGACGCTTATGAAGCAGCACGCAAAAAAGAAATTCTTGATGCACTAGAATTTAAAATTCAACGTGCGGATAAGGAAAAAGGTAAGCTGGGTAAAATTGGAACAGATGAATTTGGGCAAGATGTAATTGGATATATTGAAGGCCCTAAAGACTGGATTGGTAAAACACCGGGACAAATAAGATCCGGTAACGTTGTGGCTGGAGATAAAGGCGCTGAACCCGAGCAAGGGGAAATTAACTGGAAACTTACGGGGGATGATTTTATTAAGCAACTCCCCGAAAGTAAACAGGCTTATCTAAAGGGCATTATTAGTGGCCGCGAAAAGGTTCCAGATAATAAATTTGGGCGCATTTGGGCACAGATGGCGCATCAAGCGGATCCTAACTTTGATCAAAGCGATTATGAATCCCGTAAGAAAATGCGCGTTAATTACGCGGATACCTCACCTACCAAAACGGGCGGACAAATTATCGCTGGTAACACAGCTATAGGACACGCCGGTGAGCTGGCAGATCTTGCGTTAAAACTGGATAACTATAGCTCTGATATTATTAATAAGCCAATTAACTGGGTTAAAGATCGTTTTGGTGGTGAAGCAGCCGAAACGTTAGAAAGATACCGCACCTTAGTTGATAAATACGCAGTTGAAAAAACTAAGTTTTATCAAGGCACGGCGGGCGGCGTAGAAGAGCGCCGCGCCGCTAGAGAAATGTTCTCCCCCGACAAAAGCCCCCGAGCGCTTGTTGGTGCTTTAATGCAAGATCGCATGGATATGGAAAGCAAGTTAATTCCTTTACAGGAAACTTGGAAGAAAACCATGCATGAAAATCTTCCTGACGAAGTAGGCAAACAATACGAAATTGTTGGGCCTCATGCAAAGAAAATGACGGCGACTTTAAATGACGCCTATCGTAAAACTGTCGGTAATTCCAACTTGCTTTTACCGGGCGACGTCAGAAAAGGTTACGTCTTCAAAGGCGGCAATCCCAAAGATCAAGCTAATTGGGAGAAAGAATGATGGCCGGGCCTTGGGAAGACGACGCAGAAACACTTAATTCTTCTGCCCCTACTAAAGATAACTCGCCCCCCGCCAAGCAAAGCATGCCGTGGGAAGACGACTACGATCACCACGAAACCCATGAGCCTTCCAAAGGCGGTATAGGGAAATGGCTAGCGCAAGAATACACCGGGGCAGCTCGCGGAGTTAGAGAAGCGCTACCTTTTGCCAAAGATATTAGCGCGGGAACAAAGTATCTTACGGGCTTAACGGGCATAACCCAACCCCATGAAAGTTTTGCGGCAGCTAAAAGAGCCGTAGAGGCAGAGCAAAAAAGAGCGGCAGCCGAAACGCCTTTGGCTTATGGCGCTGGATTTGTAGGCGGTGCCCTTGCCCCGGTAGGGCCTGCAGGAATGGCTTTAAAGGCCGAGCAGCAGCTTGCTACTAAGTTAGCCCCTAAACTAGGAGAGCTGGGCTCTAAAGCCGCCTCTACCGCTGCTACGGGTGCTGGGCTAGGTGCTTTAATGGGTGCTGGAGAAGGCACCACTCTTGGCGAAAGAGCAGAAAGCGCTTTAAGCGGGGCTGGACTGGGGGCCGGAGTAGGGGCTGCCGCTCCAGTTATTGGCCGCGGCATAAGCAAAGCTGCCCCTTTTGTAACTAAAAAAGCATTAGGGGCATTAGAAGAAACGCTTCCGGGCGTTGTTGGAGGCGCAGAAAAGTCTGCCTCTAAGCGGCTTTCAAGCGCCCTTGAACAAGATAGATTACGTAGTAAAGATATTTTATCTCCTGAAGAAATTGAGGCTGCTCAAAAACGGGGCCAGCCTATCATGGGGATTGACGTAGGGGGGCCTGCGCTTCGGGGAGAAGCGCGCCGGGCTTTAAATTTATCTGAAAATGCGGAGACAACCCTCGCTGAGCCGATGAGGAAACGTTATCTGGGGCAACAGGAGAGATATATAAATTACTTAAAAGGCGTAGCAGGCGACGATTTAGACGCAGCAGGAATGGCGGAGCAAATGCGCGAAAAAGCGCATAGCATAAATAATCCGGCCTATGAACTAGCGTATAAAAAGGCCGGTTCAAACCCTATTTATACTCCAGAACTTCACGCTTTAGCTCAATCCCCAGCTATTAAAAAATCTCTTCCTAGCGCGGTTGAAAAGGCCCAAAATAAAGCGGCAATAGATCCCACTAAAAAAGTTCCAGAAGCGTATACGTTAGAGTTCTGGGACAATGTCAAACGCTCTTTAGACGACAAAATCAGCGCGTTGGATAGAAGTGGCGAATATGATGAAAGCCGAGGTATAAAAGCTGTTCGCTCTAAATTATTAGAGCATTTAGACAAGCAAGTTCCAGAGTTTAAAAAAGCTCGATCTGGCGCGGCTGAATTATTTGGCGAAGATAATGCTTTTGACGCCGGGCTTCAGTTTTTAGGTAAAACTAAAGCGTTAAATGCCTCGGAAGCTAAAAGTGCTTTTGGTAAATTAAAGCCTCAAGAAAAAGACATTTTTCAACAAGGCATGCTTCAAGACTTAATGCAGCGAATTAAAAACCCTGGAACAGGTAGAGACGCCACTCGCATTTTTGATTCTCCAGAAATGAAAGAAAAATTAGGCTTAGTGTTAGGCCCAGAAAAAGCTGCGGAATTAGAAGCATTCACGCGGGTAGAAGATATAATGGCGCTGGGTCATACTGCGCTTCAAGGAAATTCTACTACAAGTAAGCAATTAGCTCGCATGGGTGCTTTGGGGAAGGGCGCCCGTGGCGCGGCGGGGGCTATAGCAGGATCCTTAATGTTAGGCCCAGGAATAGGCACAGGATTAGGTATAGGTGCGGAAACTGCATTAGAGCACTTGTCCAGCGTTTTAGGAAAAGAGCAAGCTTCAGAAATAGCTAAAAAATTAGTCTCTAACGATCCTAAGCAAATTCAAGAAGCCGCTCAGACTATTTCTTCCAACCCTAAAGCTATGGATAAATTAAGAAACGTATCGAGATCACTAGCAATGTTAACGACGGCTAAAGGCGCTTCAACCCCACCTAAACAAGACTTTTCTATTGCGGCGTCAGATAGAGAAGAACGCGCTTCCGGCGGTTCCGTAAATAAAAAAGATTATCCCGCCAAACGTTTAACCCGTATGGAACGCGCTGTTAAGCGGGCACAAGACGCAATCGCGTTAGAAACTAAGCCTATATTAAATGAACCAGATCACGTTGTTGCTCGTGCTTTAGAAATAGCAAAAGATAAATAATATGTTACCCGAAGACTTTAACCGCTTCATGATGATTTTTAAAGCGTTTTTAATTGTCGGTGTAATTTATTATTCATTTAAAACGGGTAGAACTGCTTATAATATTATATCGGAGGATATCCCGTGAGCTTTTACACTGATGCAATTAAAAAAAGTCCTTGGTTCAATAGCACGAATGTATGCAAAGATATGAATATGCTTGAACCAGGGTTCCGCGCTAAAGTTCAAGACGTATTAGATCAGGCACACCACGATGGATACGATCTCAGAATCGCAGAAACCTTCCGATCCCAAGCGCGTCAAGCTCAATTATTTACTCAAGGATATACTCAGCTCAAGAAAGTTGGTGTCCATAATTTCGGCCTTGCTTGCGACTTCAATTTGTTTGTCGGTGGAAAGTATGAGGAAGACGGATCTAAATACTCCTTCCTTATTCAATACGGAAAGAAGTTTAATTTTATAAGTGGAATTGACTGGGGGACACCTTTTCAAACCCACAATTTTCATGATTGGGATCACATTCAAGACGTCCCTGTGTTTAGACAGAACGAATTATTTGCAATGACATGGTATCCTGATCAAAACTACAATCCTATCGCAGATGAGATAGCGCATTATGGCAATGTGGCTAAAAAATACTATGCGTGAGGGACAGTTATGAACGACTTTTTAAAATCATGGAAATCAACCTTTCTTGGATTGGCTGCAATCATAGCTGTATTAGCCAAGTGGGTTCAGGCTGGGCATGTAGATCCAAACGATCTTCCATCGCTTTACAATGACATCATTCAGATTTTATTAGGTCTTGGCCTGATTGCAGCTAAAGACTTTAACGTATCGACATCCAAATGAACGATAACCTTCAAATCAGCAACAATGGCCTTAGACTAATCATGAAGTCAGAGGGCTGTTCTCTTGAGTCATATATTGATACGCATGACGATCATGGCGCACCTTTGTTTGCTATCGGATATGGGCACACTAACAGAGCAGGCCCACCTAACGTCACGACGGGTATGGAAATAACACAGGTTCAAGCCGAGCAAATTTTAAAACAAGATCTCATTCCTTATGCTAATGCAATAAAAAAATATGTAACGGTTTCTTTAAATCAGAACCAATTCGACGCTTTAATGAGCTTTTGTTACAATGCCGGCCCTGGGAACTTAAAAACGTTGATTGCCAATAGCCAGCTAAATGAAGGCGACTACGCTGGCGTTGCGCCAGCTATGATGAATTTTAACAAGTCTCAAGGCAAGATTTTATTAGGACTTACCCGCCGCCGAAAAGCTGAAGGCGTTTTATTCAACACCCCTGTGGAGAATTAAGATGGAACGCAAATATGGCTGGAAAGTTGATAAGTTAGACCACCGCGATAAAAAATATGGCGCGTTTCCTGTCCAGCCTACAAAGCCAGTTGATCTGCGCCATTTATTCCCTGACGTATATGATCAAGGCAGCACTTCGTCATGTGTGGCCCAATCCACAGCGGGAGCCTTCCAATATACACGTATGGCGCAAGGGCTTCCAAATTGGATTCCTAGCCGATTATTTATTTATTGGAATGCCAGAGATTATGAACATTGTGCGGATATAGATGGCGGATCTCAGATACGTGATGGCGTCAAAGCCGTTGCAAACTTTGGCGTATGCCCCGAAATTGAGTGGCCTTTTGGTATAGCCCCTATTAATGCAAAGCCTTCACTGGAAGCTTACCAAGCGGCACAACATGCTAAGGCCACTCAATACGCTTCAGTTGATCAAAGTCTTAATCACATTCTTTCCTGCCTAAATCATAAATTGCCAGTTATATTTGGCTCTAGCGTATTTCAGGCATTTGAAGGGGAAGAGGTAGCTAAAACAGGCAATGTCCCTATGCCTGACGCAACTGAGCGCCCTATAGGTGGCCATGCTCAAGTTATTGTAGGCTGGAAGCCAGAAACCCAACACTTCATTGTCAGAAATAGCTGGGGCAAAAATTGGGGGATAGAAGGATATTCATATTTTCCCCGTGATTATATTTTGTCACCAGATTTATCATCTGACTTTTGGACAATTTACCTTACAAGCCTTAAATAGGAGATAAATATGAAAAAACTTGCACTTGTTTCTGTTCTTGCACTTGGTTTAGTTGGCTGTAATATCCCAAATACCAACAACATTACTAAAGTTATTGGCGATGTTCAGGCTGCAGCGGTTGCGGCATGTAAATTTGAACCAACTGTTGCCACCATTACAGCTATCATCACCGCCAACCAGGCAGCTTCAGCTATTCAGATTGCTGATTTAATTTGTGGCGCAGTAAATGGCACAACCCCAACTCCTAAACTCGGTGCTGGCCCCATGTATGTGACCGTGAACGGTGAGAAAATTGCTGTTACGGGTAACTTTGTAAAGTAACCGTTAGTTAAGGGCGAATAACTAACGTTTTCGCCCTTTTTTGAAAGTTAAAAATCATGGCGTCAAATGAAGATTTTGAATATTTAGAAAACCAGGCCCTTATAGTAGAAGATCGCGTTAAGTCGCGTATTCTAGCTTATACAACGCTTCTTGAGTCCGTTAATGCTTTAAAGGATCCTGAGTTAATTGCAGAGGGTATTAAAATGTTAGAGCGCGCAAGGCTCAGTATTAAAATACACCCCGACAATCATATGAATGTAGTTAAAGGCGGCAAGTTAAATTAACGCTCTCTAGAGCGGATAGCTTTTTTAAGCTTTTTAATTTTCTTGCGTAGTTTTTTTAGCTCAGCAATGACGTCCTCAAGCGTTGCTGGAGGATTTTCTTCCGGCATAACGTCAATTTTTGGAAGCCATTCAAATAATCCGTTGCTCACTTATATCTCCTAAGCGTTTACCCGTGTTACTTTGGCTTCCCAAATAACCGTTTCTGTTGTTTTAGTGGGATCCGTAGCGTCTTGAGTTATAAATTGCGTAGCTACAGGGCCCAGCCCTAATTGCATAAAATATCTAGCACCTGTCGCTGGCTTCCCGTTCCAGCTTTGAAGATAGCTGAATACGAGCACATTATCATATGTAACCCCAGCAGCAGTATAAGATGAAAGCAAAGACTCAAAAGCCACAATTTGTAACCCAGAACCCATCGCTGGCGGGGAACATCTGAATAAGTCAAATTTTGGTTTGTTTTGATATACACTACCGACACTTTGAAATTCTCCCCATCCAATCCCAGGATTCATTACAATAACTTTGTTGTTTGGGTAATCGTCCCTATATTCACAAATCCCAAAACCAACATTATATCTATACCACCATTTATTTAAAAAATTTAAATTTGCATCATAGTTAGAATAAATCATAGAATCGCTACCTGCGTCATAACTAAACACGCTAGTAAACGGCGGCATTTCCGGCGCAGAATAATCAAATCTTATTAATTGGTGAGATTTCCAATTAGGCCAGTATGCCGGAATAAAAATCGGACTACTCATTTTATGCTCCCCAATATTCCGCTCTTTTTCGAAAAGTCACAAATCACTTCCTTCTTTAGAATCAAAATATTTTTGAAGTTCTGTTGTTGTCATTTTGCCTTGATAAAAACGCCTAAAGTCAAAATCCCAGTAAGCTCGGTGAAAATAACGGTGAACATGATTTATAATAGGTTTTTTCCATGCGGGCAAATAATGTCGGGCTTCTACTTTCCTATAATGTTGGAATCTTTCTTTATATTTGCTTTCAGATATTTCACGTAACAATTTAGTGTTTTTAGGGTGCCTAAGTTTGCGTAAAGCCTTAGCTTCTATGTTCCTTATTCTTTCTCTACTTAATTTATATAAATCTCCAACACCCTGTAAAGTAAGTTCTTTGCCATTATACAATCCATAACGTAATCGTATTATACGTTCTTCTTTTGGCGTAAGCGTCAACAAACATTTATTAATTAAATTTATTTCTTCTTCGTCCAGCAAATACTCAATAGGCTGTTTTGCTATATCTATATTACCTGTTAAATACTCAATTGGAATCATTTTTCTTCCAATACCTTACGGGTAGCATCTGATCTTTCCTCAAGATGATTCAAAATATTTTCGCCCTCTTTCATCAGATAGTCAGGAATTTCTGTCGCCATTGTCAGTTCATTGCGTTTTGCTTCCGGCGAACTGCCGTATTTAAACAATCTCTCCATCCAATATTCTAACATCGCAATATGTCTCGACATACGTTTGCGGTTCCAGAGATAGGTGTCACACTCGACTTTCAATTGATGCTCTAGATCCGCAATCTGCTTTGCTTGCGCCTCAATGGCGTCGGCGGCTTCTTCTACAAATTTTGGCGGCAGCGTCTCATAGAACCAATATCGCTCAAACTTTTCAGCGCCTTTTAACAGTAATGGAGAAATGTTACCGTTTTCTCGCAATTGCTTTACGAGTTCTGAATAGTCAGTCATTTCTTAAGCCTCTCTAATTCCGCCTCTAATTCCGCAATCTTCGCCACATAGTTCTTTTCTTCGTTCATAAAAAACTCGGCCAGATCATTTAATTCTTTTATTAATTCCGCGATTTTACCACCGCGCAATTTGGCAAATGCCTTCAAAGCCGTAAGTTCGTCGATATTAAAATCAGTCATTTTCCCACCATTTCGTTATATTCTTGCATTAGCCAATTTATGCTAATAGTTAAATATTTAATTCTTGTTTTGTCTTGTTCTTCTATTGGCTTTGACTGCTCGTCAAAAAGCAGCATTTTTTTAAATGCAATAAATTTATTCATACACATTAATTCCCACAAAGCGTCTTTCTTTGCTTTCTTTTTCTTGCTCATGGCCTATCGTTCCTTTCGTCATAATAAAGCTTTAACAGTAGTCCGCAAAAAGCGCCTGTGATAAAGCTAATAAAAAAGCCAACCCAATCAATCGTCACTGTCGTCTAACCAATGTCGAAAAGAACGCTCATCCTTCCTTCTAAAATATTTGGCAATTGCAGTCCAAAAGGCCATAACTAAAAATACAACGCCAAAGAACTCTAAAACTTTGTTCATGCGTCATTGTCCTTCGTCTTTGACTTAAACTTACGAAGATCCTTTAACGCCTTATCTAACTTTTCATTCATTTCCTTTACTTCTTCTTTCATGGCTATGATTTCGCGTGTTTGTTCTTCAATCAGATTATAAGCGTCTGACATTAATATCTGAGCTGACGGCGCTAAATAACCGCTACGCCAGCTGGCTAATTGTTCAAGAATGTTTTCTACTTTGCTCATGACTGTGCCTTACATAATGGAACGCCAAGCTTGTTAAGATCGCGCCCGCTTAGTTTAGTCCAACGTGTTGTTTGAAGTGAACCATGATCTTCTAAATATTCAGCCACAGCGGGATAGCGCCTACGGTAAGCCGACATAAGCTCTTCGTTGCCTTCGGCATTCATTATTTGTGTGTGCTCATAATGAGCGCCATGGAACCACCATGAGCTATCTGGCAATACGCACGTTGCATGAGCTAAACTCATTGTTCCGGCGCTGTGATAAGATAAGCCCTTAGCTGGGCGGGGCGTATCAAGGCGTAACGCTGTCCAGCAAGCTGAAGGGCTACCGCCATGTGCTGCTGTGCACTCGTCTGACGCTTTAACGCTGGGCATTTTGAATGAGCAGCTAGATACAATTATAGCAAAGGCTAGATATCGTAACACGCGCAGAGCGCTGGTATATTCATTTTCCATTTTTCTTACTCTTCAGTCTATGAACGCGGCCTATCACCGCGTTACGAGTTATGCCTAATTTTTCAGAAATAAACTTAAAAGACTTTCGGCGGTCAAGATAATAGGTGATATAGTCGTCCATTTCTTTAGTCCATATCAAAATTTGTCTTTTATAATTTATCTCTGGCGGTTCCATTTTAACCTCAAAAAGTGTAGGATTTATAGTGTTTCACTGGTCCAATGTGAGAGACTCGAAGGAGACCCAGAACGCTATCTTGACTCGCCTAGCTCGCAAAGGGGCATGAATGAACCGCAATGCGGCCTACGTTGGCCCGTGTCCTACTCCGGCTGCCGGGAAGTTTTCCTCCTTCGAGAGTTATTCGTCCGCAGTGCCGTATATTTCCGGCGTATCAGTTGCGAACGGGTTATTTGCAGAATGGGCCGAGAACGGATTACCGTAAGGCCCAAAGGGGTTACGCGGGCTATTAGGATTAAATGGGTTGTTTATAAGTGCCCATTGGTTAGCGGTGCAGTCACTACAAAACGGATTGCTTCCTACCCGGCCTAAATACTCGGCTGAGTTAGCGGTTATGACGCTCATGAACCACACCGCAAATGTCAGCGTAGCCATGAATAACATAGTTCCGAAAAACTCGGACACAAAACGACGTGTAGACATTGGTATATACTCCAAGTTGTAATTTTTAGTAGCAATTACGGCGGTTACTTGCATAGCATTCGTTTTGTCTCATTTGGCGGCGCAACTGTTCTTGCGAATAATTCATTTGATCTTGCATTCTGTTTAAAGATTCCTGCGCCCGTTGCTGATTATAAATATTTGAGGCTGTAAATTCGTCATAATAAGCCTGGGCTGAAGCGGCAGCTGGTGACAGGATAGCGGCGCAGACAGCGATTGATGCGATGATGTTTTTCATTTTTGAACTCCAAGTTTGTAAGTTTCAATAAAGCTAACTTAGCTTATTTTTTGAAAAAGTAAAGTCCACTTTTAAATTATTTTTAAAAAAGACCCCTTGATAATAAAAATCAAGGGGCTAGTCTCGGCAGGAGGGGAGGATAAATTCCTGCCGGTTCTTATCCTACCGCTTTTTTTGGTAGGTTAAGCGCAACCGGAGGATTTTGATCCAGGTCCACGGCTTTTGGCAATTCGTCGATTTGGTCCAAAAGATTGGCGACCTGGGCGATCTTCGGATTGATTGGGGCTTGCTCTTTGGCCACCACGGGGAAGTGCTCATAAGCTGGTTCAATTCTCTCTTGAACGTGTAATAGGGAATAAATAGAATGAGCCCGCAAAGCATCGTCATCCGTAAACGGATCATCTGCGCGCCCATAAGCAATACGGGCCTCTCTTACCGCATTCATTGAAATCGCTCTAAGGCGTGAGTCCCTGTCAAAACCATCAATCATTGACTTTTCTCCTATGCGCAACTTTAATATGAGTTTTTACCGCAGGGCCGTTGCGTCTAACCTTGGGTGTTCCCCGCCACCATCGGCGGACTGTGGGCCGAACTTCAGCAACAAAGGCCGCTGAGCCTATCCCAATTACGAATAATCCGAGGTATACTAAAGACACGGTTAGTGATCCGTGACTTCCTCTACTTCTAATACATCGGATTCATAAACTTCTTCTGTATCAATATCTGCGATTTCGCCTTCGTACATTTTATCTACGGCTTCGGTCTCAGACTCCGCTTGTACTTTCCATTTAATAGTCTGCCGAGTTAACTGGCTTTCATGAACAATAAATGTTCTCATTACTCTTTACCTTTCCAAAATTTGTATGACTCTACCATTTCGTGATCAGCTAAAGCTTCATAAGCTGCGTCTTCTAACGTTTTAAAAGGCCCAACTTTTATGCCCTGTTTAAAATACCAGTGATTACCATCCTTATCGCAACTTATAGGGTAGCCTAATTTTTCAGCTTCTAAAATTGGGGCTGCATCTGTCATGATATACCTCCTGCCCGAGCATTATAGTTGACTTTAATTAAAAAGTAAAGTCCACTTATAACTCATCCAGCGCCTTCAAAGCCTGAGCCAGCTTTTCTTTCCATTTGTCTATCGCCGCCCTGCCGCCCTTTAATTTCTTAAGCGTTAAGCACAAACATATCTCTCCGGCGACTTCTCCTAAAAGCTTATGTAACAATTCCAATTTCTTTTCCACGCATCACCTTATGTAATCGAGCCGGATAATAACATAAATTGTGGTGTTTAGCGCAATACGAACTGCCTGATTTTTTAGCTTCCCCACAAAAATAAAAACTTTTCTCCTGCGGATGACCGCCCATAGGATAACGGCAGCTATCATAAGTTAAATCTTCTACCGCTTTAACTGCGCCACACTCAATATTCTTTTTTACAGGTGCAGCCGTCTTCGTTTTTGGGACTAATTTTATTCTCTCTACTTGTGTCACTGCAAGCTTTAATCGGCTGGCTCTTCCTATAACCGCGTTACGGCTCACGCCAATGACCTTACCTATCGCTGAAGCCGAGTAGCCCTCGTTACGCAATTTAGCTAACACGGCATCATCTTCAGGTGTCCACTTATGAATTGACCTCATTTTTTACTTCCTCCCATGATCTACCCTTCATACTATCTCCCCAAGATAAACCATATTCAACGTCGCATTTATTTGGAATAGTTAGTTCCACAGCATTTTCCATTATTTCTTTCACCCGTAAGGCATCTTCTTCTTTAGAAAATGAAAAATCTAATTCGTCATGAACCTGAAGCAGCGGAACATACCCAGCCAACCAACAATTTCTCATTGCTATCTTAGTCTGTCGAGCTGAAGATCCTTGTATCAAACGGTTCATACTCTTCTGCGTGTAAGCGCGTCTCAAAGAATGTTTATACCAAGGGTCGCTCGGATCTTGAACTTTAGCAATAGCTGTTTCCCGATCAGTTGGAAGTCCTTTTGCGTCCCAAATCGCGCTTTCCCATAAAGGAAAATGACAAAGAGCCCCATCAATTAATCTTATTGTTCCTGTTTTCGCAGCCCTATCCTGACATAATCTATTCAAATCTTTTACAAAAGGCATCATGCGATCGTATTGATCCATCGCTTCCCGTGCTTCATCTTCACTCATTCCAGTCATGCTTGCAAATTGTTTTATGCCTGCGCCATAGGCTTTTGCAAACGATACGTCTTTAGCACGCTTTCTTGGCAATCCGGTTAAATCTGCGACTAACGTGTGAAAATCTGTATTTGGGTCTTCACGGTATTTGTCACCGGCCTCTTTAGCTTTAGATAAATTCATTACTTCTGCATAATGAACTATACCTCTTAGTTCCTGTTGGCTAAAGTCTATGGCTGCCCAAATTTCATTAACTTCTGGTAAAAATAACCCCCGAAACATCGGCCCAAAAACCGGGTCTTTTGACGGGGCCTGCTGCAAAGGCGGGTTTGAATAACTAAACCTATGAGAGCGTGTGCCGCCGCCCTCCGAGCGAAACTGATTTATCGAAGCATGCAAGCGCCCCTTATGCGCGAAATCTAAAATATAATTGCGTAAAAACTTATTGGCCATATCATCCAACATCTTCGCCCGCGTAATCAACTTAGGCAACCAATGCTCTGATGCTTTCATCCAATTTGCTAAAAAAGAGGCATTCCCCTTTTCAGTCCTTGGATATTTTATCCCCTCCGCATCAAATACCCGCTTTAGCCACTGCGGTGACCGTATAGCCTCTATATCTGTTGTGTGAGCTAATTTATCGCTTATTTCTTTTAATACTTCGTCACGTTGCGCAATAACGCCCACCGCTTGCCGCTCCGTCAACTCCAAATCAACTCTAACGCCCCTGCGGCGCATTTCTAAAATCACCGGTATCAAATCAGCCTCAAGCTGATACGCCTTCTCTGTGCCCTCCTCTTTTATCTTTCCCATTAAAACATTATACAATCTAAGTGTGGCTCTTGCGTCCTGCTCTGCGTAAGGCCCAACATATTTAGCCGGTAGCCGCCACATATTCTCTTTGACGCTATTAAACCCAAATGCTGCTGCGGCCTCAGTCAATAACGTCTCGTCTTTACCTATTCCGCAATAATCTTTAGCTAAATTATCTAAAGAATAACTAAAACGGTTCTCGTCAATAATCGCCGCCATTGCGGCAGTATCGCCTAATTGCTTCGGTACACCACAATTTAAAAAACCTAGATCATACGTCGCATTATGAAAAACAAACCGCGTATGATCCTGACGAAAAAGAGCTTTCATATAATCGCGCAGTTCAAAATTATGCGAATCCGCATGACGCCAAGGAAGATAAACTGCTTTATCTTCCCAGGCTAACGAAACCCCCGCCACATGACCCAGGCCCATCGCCCAGCCGGGGCCTAACCCTTTTGATAAACCCTCATCCCGCGTTTCCGTATCAACAGCAATTAAAGGAATGCCCGACAGATCTGGCAACTCCTTTGGTGCGCTCCACTCACTAGTTGGCGTAAACAACGGGAGCTGACTCATTTTTTAATTTCTCGTTCTACCAACTGCGCGTAGCCTTGTATATCATGCCACGAGTCAACATGATTAATATCGCCTGTGCAAATCCGCCCAATCTTTAGAGCGATCAAGTACAAAGCCACGCGATGAGTATCAGGAAGACGTTCCCAATTAGTAGAGTCCCTAATGACAGCAATGATTCCCTCAACAACGTTGGCTTGCGTCGCATAATCACCGTAAACCGAGCCTCTTGTTTCTAATGTTTCGTTTATACTCATCGTTCAAACTCCACTCGAGCTTTACAATATTTGTGATACGCTGTTGTCAACTCATTACACTCAAACTCTACGTCTCGTATCCTTGGCGCAAGACGATAATAAACAACCTTGGCATATTTATTTCCAAGATTCATTTCATACATCGCATACTCAGCCATCTCAATCAACTCACACGCTTTGAATATCTTTTTCTCGTCTTCTGATAAACAGGGTAGATCAGGAATATTCCAGTGCTTCTGAATTTCAGCATAAGCAATATTCTCTGATTCGTCCATTAACTTCTTAATTCGTGCGTCACCTAACTTTAACGTGTATGGCGCATCGCCTGTAACGCCCTCAGCAATATCATGATAGATTGCATATATTAAAACGTGTTTGGGAATGTCCGGCCAAATCGTCGTTAATATTCTAAGCACTTGCCATGTGTGCTCGCCTACCGTTTGACGGCTTACGTGCGTTTGTGCGTGATAACGCTCAATTAATCCTGCCCGGCGCGGATCAAACGTTTGTAAATTATTTTCCATTTTTAAACCGCCTCTTCAGCCACTCCCTGCAGAATTCTCTCCAAGACGCATCGGCTACGGTATCCACTACCGCTAATGCTTTATCTATGTGATTTTGTTTATAATGATAATACCCAACGCAAACCCTAAACACTACATCAGATAAAAATGAATTCTTCATCTGAGGAATTTCAAAAGGGCCGCTATCATGAAGCTTATCTATATGTGACATTACTTGCTGAAGCTCTTTCTCCCAGCTTAAAGTATTCTCAACAATTCGAATATACGCCTTGGGAGGATACATGCTCTTAGTTAACTCGCCGCGCCGCGCTAAAACCTCCGCGTCGCTTACATAAAAATGAGCGTCATTAGAAACTACCCAATACTTACCCACGGGTATGCCTAACTGATCCGCCACTACACGCTGAAGCATAGAGAATTGAACGGGGTTATAGGCCAGCATGCCGTTCCAAATGTCATTCGAGCGATTAGTAATTAAAATATCTAAATTCTCATTACGAATGCGAAACATAACCGCCGTATTACACGGCCTGTCATTCGCCGCTATCATTAAGTCCCTAGGTTCCCACATCTGTAATACCGCTTGACGCGTATTAGGGTCAGATCTCAGCTTTTCAACTATCGCCGTTAATTGATCAAATCCAAAATGCGAACGCCACCGCTTACCATAACTGCCGAGTAGAATGCCGTTGTCTGAATAACGCTCACCAAACGTCTTTACATACTTGTCTAAAAACGCTGTGTCTTCGCGCCCCGCCAATAACCAAAAAGCTTCAGCTAATGCAAAAAATGGATTAGCATCTCTAACAGGGTCCGTTACAAAACATTCTTTAGGGTGCGTAAACATAACCATCAACGGGGCATCAAAAGTATAGGCGGGACCATTCCGCGTTTCAATAATACGGCCATCCTCTAATAACCGCCGCGCTGCTATTCTTAATCCCTCAGAGGAATTCCTTGCCGTTATTGTGTGCATGAAAGCTTCTCTTTAATTAATGTTAAAGCATCATCATAAGATATGTGGTGAATGTCTACACCTGCCGCTTCTAACTTCTTTATTTGCTTCTGCTCATACTCATAACGTTTAATAGTGTTAGCGGGGTTGACTTCTTTATCATTGCCCTTCGCCTCTCGCCGCTTGCCTATATTTGAAATGCAAGTTTCAATCGGTGTATTCAAACTAATGGCTAAATAATTTTGCTTTTTAACTTCCTCAGATAAAGCCGCTGCCCGCTTAGTGTCACTACATAATAACATACCTTCAAATAAAACGTCATAGCCCGCATCATGCGCTTCTTTTACCATGCCGAATATTTGATCCAACGTCTTTACCGTGTCTGATCCCCCGCATGCTGTTTCATAGTGTCCTACTACAAATAAAGGAGCAGCCCCCTGCTTCTTTAATAAATAGCTCAAAGGTTGCTTTCTTTTAGGAACAAAATTAGGTTGCTTCTCCTCATAACGAGACATAACCGCTTTAGTCAAAGTTGATTTGCCCGAGCCACTCGTGCCCCGTATTTGAATTATCATTCGTCACATCCTTCATGAACATAAGTTGTCCTTGCTCCCGGCTCAGGAGCAAAAGCAATTATTATATCCCCTTCTTCAATTTGCTTTTCGCATATAGGACACTTCCACTTATAACTGCCCTTGCTTCTAAATTTCGTTCCTGGATCTACTCTGTCGGGGAACATTAAATGATTGCGGATAGTTCTTTTTAATTTTAAAATTAATCTGTCTACGCTTTCCTCATTCATAGAAAATACTCTCCTCTATACGGAAAGCCTCTTTCTGGGAACACTGCTGCGCGCTGCTTGATCGTTAACCCGTCTGGATCTACCTCTTGCCTTAACCATTTAGGCAACGCGCCTCTTATTTCCCACAACAACTTAGAATTTTTATCCCGGCCTACTGCGTTCTCATACCACATTAACCGCTCATACGCCATATCCGCATATACCCCCGGATACCGGCGCCCGAAGAAGTGATTTTTATATGTGCAACATTGAGACTCTAAAGTAAAATACCCTGCGTCCTTATGCGGCAAACACGTTTCTAAGTAGGCATCTGCTGCTTGCTTTAACTCTTCACAAAGGCCCTTGAAGTCCTCGTACTTCCCAGCAAACCCGTTCGGCATCCGCTTATCATGAACAAAATTGTCTTTCCCGAGGAGTAAGAGCATACCGTTACGATGTGAGCGTGAGCCGGAGAGGTCATTAAACAAAAGGTCCGTACATTCCGCGCCATAGCCCATTACCTTTACATATTCTAAATAACTAAACGTTGATAAACGTCCAAAAGATGCATAGTGATCCCGCACAAAATTCCACAGTTCATCATACGATTTATTCGTTAACATCGCCTCTTGAGAGCCGCACATTTTTATGCATTCAATATAATTTCCTATTGCGTAAACTGTGTCTTTCTTCTGATAGCGCCTGTCAGTGTCAAACTGTAGGGTGTCCCAAACTTCATTAAACCACCGGCCAAATTCATCTAATTGCGCTGCGCTGCGCGGCGGCTCAGGTAGGTGCTCATATATTCTTAAAGAGGTCAAAGGGTTCTGCGTCATACCATTAAGAAATGCAAACCAAAGGGACTCTTCCGCGCCCCAATTAAAATGCTGCTTTAACGCTGGGAAATATTTATAAATAAGTCCTGGCATAATTCCCTCAACTAAATTTAGGGAATATAACTTATCAAAATATTCTCCACGATTTTCAAGCAAACGATAATCTTTCATTAAACCCTCACCAAAAAACAAATATCAATTAAACGTTGACTTAGTCTGACCGCTACTTTTTTTATTTATTGATTATTTTAGCTCCCAAAAAAGAAGTGAACGGTTCCGTCTTTGCTATCCTTGCGAACACATTCTAAGAAGTGATGATCAACGCTGCGGCCACTAAGAAAAGCCTCATTGGCTAATTTAAATACCTCTTCCCATGTGGGGTCAGTAAGGCTAACGTGCATATGCCTATTGCCGCCGTAATGCGTCCCTACCGGCCATTCGAAATCACAGGTTCCTTCTAAAGCCGTGCGTTTTAACGCAGCATTCAGATCACTCCTAAGCGTTAGGCCATCGAGGAATTCGCTAACGCAAATAGACATAGACATTTTGTATGTCTTTGTATGATCTGGATAGCAATCGTCTGGGTTGTCAATTTTTGGATAAGAGTAACGAATCGGCCTAAGCTTTAATATCTTTAAAACCCTTCTGCTAATAGCATGCTCCTCTTCCAGACGGGCGTCTTCTTCATCAGTTAACATTGTTAATTCTCCTTATGCCACCGGCCAAAAATAAGAAAGATGATCAGGCTCGCCCCAAGCATAACGACCATAAAACTCAGGATCTTTCCTTTTCAAGTTCGCCCGGTGACTGGCGTGTAACCGTTCATCGCCGAGCCACGTTGGCTTGGTGTCTTTGAACGGTAGCGTCATCAAAATATCAACTATCTTCTCGCGGCACGTGTCCTTAAAACCGCGCCCCGTCCACTCGTCGCAGATTTCAATCGCATATTCAGCTAATGTGTGTTCATAGCCCCGCCACATTTTAGTTGCAGGGTGATTTTGCCAACCGTAAGTTGGGTTGGTCAATGCCTTCAAAATTTTAAGACACTCAACGCGCTGCTTACCTAAACGCTTATTGTCCAGGTAATATGCGCTCTTGACAAAACTTTCATCGGGAAGAAAAGTTTGCATTATTTTTTCTCCTGAGTTGGTTGTGCTAACGTTTGCTTAACGAGCGCGACAGCTTCAGCTTGAAGACGTAACGTCTCAAGGCGCAACTCCTCCGCCTTGCCAGAAGCGAGGTAACGGCGGCGGCCAGGAGCCGAAGGGAAATGAACAATTTTGCTAGACATTTAAACCTCCGCATTAAGTAGAGTCAAAGAAGTTTAACTCACGCAACATATATAGCGGACTTTTATTTAAAAGTAAAGTCCACTTAATCCTCTACAATCCACCACTGTTCTTTTTCAAAGATTTCTTTAGTGGTCGTGCCCGTATCCCAGTCTACGCATGTGCGTACGTCTTTAGCGTCATTAAACCGACATACCTGGCGTTTAATTAGCTTATCGTCCAAGTCATATACGTCTATGGCCAGCGTTAGCTTTTTAGCTTTATCAAAGTAGTAAATTGCTAATGTGCAGGTTTTGGTTGTCTTAGAGCAAACCCTATCCTGCTTGGCTTTACCTAGCTGGGCTTGAGACTGATAATAAGCCCACTTGGTGTATTTTTGCCATGCGGTATCACGTTCAGAAGCGTATGAGGTTGTTGCGGTTAAGGCACAAAGGGCTGCAATTATTGTGCGTTTCATGTGTCTAATCCTTCAGGTTAAGGGGTGAGCCCCTGTGGCCCACCCTCTTCTTATACTTTAGTTCGCTTTAAAAGTAAAGTCCCCTTTATACGATTTTGAAAGAATCTTCATTTTCTTTTATAGTAAACGCTTTAACCGCGCAATTATTCTGCCCCGGCAGCGCTGCAAAATACATCGCGTTGGTCCCTCTAATCGCCGCTCTAGCAATTGAATACCCAAAATTGCTATAAAGCCAGCTGCTTACTCCTGAGATATACTCCTCGCGGTTCTCTACCTTTTCTAGGCCCAGCTCTGCCGCGTAGCGTTTGCCATGAATCGTGTAAGGATAAGCACAAGATGTATCTGTCCAAACGAGTAGCTTAGGTTGGCTGCTAAATCCCGACTTCAACCCAGACCACTTTTTGTTTAAGTGGAGGATGCTTGACGCAGGGAAATCATAAAACTTCAAATCGCTACTATTCGCTTCGCCCATCGTTTTACGAGCATCTTCCTTCCGAACGAGAGTCGGCGTATTCCAGTCAACCGAATTCAACTGAGCAACACAACCGTCATGGCTGTCAGATAAAACTTGAGAAGTTATTTTGAACTTATTATTTAGAATACACGTCACGATACCCACGCCCGCAAAATATTCTCTTGATGTATATTCTAAATCAGGATTTAGAATATCAAGCAGCCAATCTGTCGCAGCAGCCTTAGCCGCCACTAGCCCAGGTTTTTCTGCGACGAAATGAGCATAACTCTGTTTATACGTTGAAACGTCGTCCTCGGCCTTCAAATCAAAATTTAACGGTAGCTCATACTTGTTGCACAAAATTGCCTTTGTCATACCAAATCTCCTTATTATGGCTTTTTTGGTATAGTTGGCTTTTAAAGCTAAGTAAATAGACTAGCCCTGCAAAATCGACAATACTTTATCCGGGGCCTCATCACGAGTGCATATATACTTCTTGCCCCCTACCTCATAAATCTTAGTAGCATAATTCCTTGCCCGCGTAACATTGGACTCTATATCCTTGGGGCTCTTTAACTCCCGCTTATTGCCCGCCGCCTCCCGCCGCGCCTGCAAACTTAACATTACCTCATCTAACGGCGTAGATAACAAAAACACGTGCATTGAATGCGTCTTATTCTCTAACTCAATACCCCGCGTGTGGTTCATTGCCCTTATGCCCTCAAACAACACGGAGTACCCCTGAGCCCACAAGTCATAAACTAAATCATAAAAAGCCTCCGTCGCCCCGCCATATGCATCAACGCCCCCCGTAGGCAAATCCTCAGCGTAAGGACCAATAACCCTTACTACTCCTTCAACTGAAGGAAAAGTAAGGTCATACCCCACAGGACGCTTCCGCCCCTCTTCATGAATTGCGGTGCTGCTAGTCGCCCTTGCAATGACCCTTCGCATGGCTGTCGTTTTACCGCTAGCATTCGTGCCCGCAATCTGTATGATCTTAGCCATGCTTATACTTCCTTTTAGGATTTATAATGCCCTGCTTCGCCTTGTAATATTTGCTGAATTCACAGAGTTGATTCTGCGTGTCTTGCGCATGAAAAGGCTCGTAATCCCAGCGCGAGTTAATAAATTTTTGAAGTTTGTTAACTTCCGATCGAAACTCATCACCCTTCCAAGGTGCCTTCAACGGACGCCCCACTAACGCATTCAAGCCCTGCATGCTGCCCGGCCCCGGCGAACACCACGTAAACCAATCCGGCGCAGACCGTAATGGCTCTGCGTATTTTAAATCTGCGATAATCTGCGCGGCTAAAAATGGGCCATACCCGTGATGATTTAAAAGAATACGATGATAATCAGCCAAGGACATACCTAACTTCGGCCGCAACTCCTCCCGCTTCTCCCACGCAGGATTAAACTGATGCTCTATCTGATACGTGGCCTTGACCTGGCCCTCCGTGCGTCCCGCCCGTATCATATACGCTGGACCATATACCCGCTCGCCCCCCGCCACTCGTCCCTTCATAATCGCCAGAAAAAGATCAGGATTCCAAGGTACGGGATAACCTAATTCTTCCAGAGTATCTGGAAGATTTACGTTACGCGCAATCGTCATGGCAAACCATAAATCCGGGTCTGACTGATTCGGCGTGCGCCAGTTTTTCGCTATCCACTGCGTTGTTTTATCCAACTCACGATACATATTACAAAAAGAATATGACCGCAAAATAGGATCGTCTGTCCAAGGTTGAGCGTGGCCCGCTGCGCGGCGTAAATAAATGTTGTGGCGCTCGCTCACGAATTCAGCAAACTCAGTGATCATCTTTTGCTTTTCCTTAATTCAAAACCTTTCGGCGTTACTTCTGTGCTTAAAATACAATCTAACATATCTTTAGTAGAACTAAACTCTGGAACGCTGTCTGTAATATACTTTCCGCACTCACGCTCTAACCATCCCTTAGCAACTGCTTCAGATTTTGAGCCCCTTAAAATAACAAGTGTTTTACATAACCAACCAAAATCTGCCCTCTGCAAATTTTTAGGGTTTACAAAAACATTAAAACGTATTTCACCAAAACCTATGTCTCGCGCGTCTGCAATACACATTTTTCCAAATGCCTGAAATGCATATGTTACGTGCTTCTCTGTGTGTAATACACTATTCAAATCATCCTCTTCCTGATTTAAATTAAATAACTTCTTCTCTAAAGCCGCGTTCACCGCCGCCGCTAAAAGTTTTCTTCTTGCGAGTTCGCGTTTTGTCATTTTAAACTGTCCTCCTAAATAGGGTAATCGTCGTCCGGATTTCTAAAATTTGCCTCCGTCGTCAATCGCTTCTCGTTCGCCAACTCTAAAGCTAACTGGCTTGGTGACTTCGTCGGGGGCTCAACGTCAGCCCATCCCTTCGGCCAATCCTCCGGTGGTGTCCAAGGGAACTTCCCCTGCTGCTTCGTGCTGCTCCTTTTCCACTTCAAATAACGCAACGTATTGTCTAATCGCTTATAATGCGATCGGTTCAACTGACCCGTCGGCAAATTCAAAACTGACGAAGCAATATCGCCCGGTGTAATTTTAAACTTTGCGCTTAACTTTCCCTCGTTCTCCTTCTTCCACTCCTCAAAACGGTGAACCAAATAATACGCAACCGCGTCCGTCCAAATATCCGTCTCTTGACGTGCCTCCTGCTGCGGTGCAAAATACTTTCTGTCCTCCTCCGGCGTCGGCCACCACCGCTCGCCAGCCTTATACTGAACCACCGCTTCCGCAATCAATTGATCACGGTCGCGCTCTACCCCAACCAAATCAACCGTTCCGCACATTACCGGCCAGAAACGACGATTGCCCGTCGGATCACGCAAATATGCGGCCTCGTTCGTCGTACCAACAAATACGCAACGTCGCGGCTCCTTAACGTTTAACCTTCCCCACGGCGGACGATAATCCTCAGTCTTTCTCGCAATAAATGTCTTTATGTATTCCGTAGATGCTGAACTCAATGCGCTCAACTCAGCAATCTCAACAATCCAACGTCCACGCAAAAATTGCGAAGCGTCCTTAGTCTGAGCGTTAGGTAAACTATCCGCAAACCACTCGCCGCCTAACTTCTCCAATGACGAAGACTTCGCGTCGCCCTGCGCTCCCTCTAAAACCATCATGTAATCGCACTTACAACCCGGTTCGTAAATACGCGCAACTGCAGCTCTTAAAAACATCTGACCCATCATCCGCGTATACTCGCTGTCCTCCGAACCTAAATACGTATGTAGCCACGTCGGAAGACGTGCTATCCCGTCCCAAACTAAACTCTCTAAAAAATCTCGTCCCGAATCATACGCGTTGTCTAATGCGTATGCCTTCAATGCCTCGAAAACAGCCGAAGACGTAACGTTAGGCATACCATTACTTTGTAACCAAATCGTGATCTTCGTAACGTCCTCGTCCTTCAAAGGTCGACGATCCTCAATAATTATCCCCGGTAAACTGCGCTGAATAATAATGTCGCACAACATCAAATCCGCCGCTACGCAACCCTTCAATTCCTTAGAGTGAACTAAAGCTGCGTTGACCGACGCAATATTGCAAACAATAACGTCCTTGTTCTTTACAGCATGAAACTTCCAATCCGTCTCATAATTCTCGATGAACGTCGTCTCGAAAACCTCGCGTAACCGCTCCTCGCCGAACTTTAAAGCGTAATCGTTCCAATCGTTGTACTGCTTTTTGTCTGAATAAATTGCGCGGTCGAACGGGGGTAATGATAACTTTGCCCCAGCTGCCTTTGCTGCTGCTCTGGCAGCCATAATTCCTGTCTTGCTCTCGTCGTCGTCGACTGCGACAATAATATCCGCCAAAGGATACTTCTTGCGAAGATCCGCCACTACGTTCATCAAATTCGAGGCAGTGAACGCGATTACAGTCGGTATTTCTAAACTGTTGTATAATGACGCGCCCGTCGCCAACCCCTCCGCCACAATAACGCAGTCAATAATGTCGCCCATATAAAAACGACCGCCCCTTGCCAATCCGCCCTTGGCCAACTGCTTTACAGGCGTTCGTGTAACGTCAATACGCTGTAAAGTTGCTAACTCGCCCGCGCTGTTGTATACCGGGACCAAAAGATTCTGTCCGTCGCGACGAAGTCCAACTACGCGGATACCCTTCGTTAACAAATACGGGTGGTCCTCGTAATCCTCTCTGGCTTTTTGAAACTCCTCCCTGTAACGCTCCGCCGCTGCCGCGTAATCAGCGTCGCGCTTCGCGTCTAAATCGCGCTTAATGCGCTCGCGTTCCTTCCTTTCCTCCGGGGTGGGGCGCTTACTTGACCACCAAAAATGGTTTAATGGCTGACCTACAACTGACGTTCGCCAATCGCCGAAAACACCATACCAACCGTGAAAAAGATAATAACCGCCGCCGTCGTTCGGGTTACGCGGGTCCGTAGAAAAATGCTGCCACGTCGTTCCGCCTTCTATGATCTCCTTCGGGGCAAACCCCGTTACTTTTCTGATTTGTTCCTTAAAGAGTTCGTGATTAGGCGTTTCGCTAGCAACCTTGAGCGTCATGCGGCGTCTCCCTCGCGGCGGCTGCGCAGCTTCTCAAGATATTCTTTTATCTCGTCTTCGAACCAGAGTAAGAATCTAGCACCTTCGTAAGCGCGAACCGGCTTCGGAAAATCCGGCTGCTTCATCATATGTTCGAGCTGAACCGAACTGTATCCCCCGAAGATCTCTCGGACCTCCGAAGATCGTAACATCCTCATTGTCACCTCCATCAAAGTAAGGGCGCTTAACCTAATGCTACGGGTAAGTAAAGTAAAGTAGCAAAATTATTATTTTGCCGAAAAATACCGAGGGGGGTTACTTTAACCCCCTACGGGGGGCAAACGGGGTGTCATTAAATTTTTGTTTTAAAACCGGAAAGGCGCTTAGGGGGTTATATATATATATTCTATATATATATATATATATAATAATAACTTGCGCCTTGCACCTAATAAGCGCGCGCATTATATATAGAAGATGCAGGGGAGGCCCCTTAGCCCCTTTTCACCCCCTTTTTAGGTTAAGTGTTTGTTATTTTAAAATAAAAGGCGGGGGGCTATTGACCCCCCTATTTTTTGCGGGGTGTTAAAAAACCGCCGAAAGTCACCCTCCGGCGGTTAAATCGCTTCTTAGTTGCTTAAAACGGCACTTCTGTGTGTTCTTCTTGAGCCGCTTTTTTCTCACCTGAAGATACCGCTTTGAAGAAGTCTAACCCTGTCCGAACCTGCTCGGCGGTCGGTAAGCCCTCGACAAACTCAAAGCCCAGTGTGAACCACTCGCCTTTGTTGTTCGTGCGCAGAACCGTCTTCAGCATATACTTGGTGCCGAACACAGGAAGCGGCTTGCCGTTGTGCTTACGGTTACGGATGTCTGTATTCCAGTCACGTGCTACGCGGAAGCCTGAACTGGACAGAGGTATGACATAAGGGAACTCGAAATTAACGAGGCCGTAAACGTAGCATGTCTCTACTAACAGATTACCGTTAGGCAGAACCCATGACATACGGTCGTCGGTTGGATCAAGGTGCTGCTGCGTTGCCTCATTAGGGCGCATATCGTGCGTCGTTACAAAGCCCTCGCGGTTAGGCTTCCATTCTACCCACTTCCAGTCAAGATGGCAGGGCTGGAACAAAACACCCTCTGTGCCTTTGATGATAGGCGTCGCGCCGTTCTTTAGCCAGAGGTCTCCGGGCTCAGCGTTGGTAACGTATTTATCGTTACGCTTGTTAACCTGTGGGCTGTTCGTCTGCAAAACGTATACCATCGGGATGGTGTTGTGTGCCGGATCAGAGGAGACACCGGCACCGGCGTTAGCGGCCAGCAAGGCATCAAGATCGTCATCAGGTAAGGCGACAGCTGTTTGTTCAGCTTTGGCTACTGCGTTCTTAGTCATTTTATTTGCCTTTCTTTGCTTTTATCTTAACTGTTTCGCCTGCGTAGGCCCCGAGCAGTTCCATCGGGATGGCATGTCCTGCTTCAATCTCATGCTTGACAAAAGATTTGAGAGTTGAAGGGTGAACCTGCAATTTGCTAGTGTAATCGACGCCTTTTTGGGCGAGGGTTACTTCTACCTCTTCGGCTTGGTCGCGTTCGCCCATTCCGAAAGTTAGTTTGATTTCTGATTTCACGAGGTCGCCATGACCGTTGGCGTGTAACCAGTTGAACGCTTCTACCTCTTTTTCCTCTGGTATTTTGGCAGAGTAGTAAGTTCCTTTCTCGGCGACGATGGCGGGCAGGTTGCCTTCGGCGTCTAGAGACAAGGATGAGATATGGGCTTCAGAGAAGAGTTTGACGAGCTCACGTTCTGTGAGATCAGTGATTTTGCGTTTTATTTCGATGAGCTCATCTTCGAGCTCAGTTTTCTGCGCTTCAAGATCTCGCAGTTGTCGAACGGCATTACGAACCCTCTCGAGTTTATCCGTGCTAGAGAGGGCCTCTGCAACGGCGGAGAGCGCCTCTTCAATGTAGTCAGCCATATGTGTAGCCTTTCAGTTTAAATCGCTCTCTATGAGCGGCTATAACGCTTTCTAGGGCGTGTTTAATTCTTCAAGTTTCCATAAAAGGTCTTCAATTGCTTCTTGCTCTGTGGCGCCATACCCTATCGGGCAGCATTCTCCGTCATAGGTTTCGTCGTCTACAGCGTTCCACTCCAAACTAGGTATGGGGCAGAGAGGCCAGTTAGAGGTTTTTATTTTCATCGTACGCGCTCCAACTGAAAAGTAGGCGCATAAACGGTGAACCCGTCTGTGATCAGATGGGATATGATCCATTTTGTAAGGGGAATAGAAATATCACGAGGAGCGAGGCTCTTATCGTGAAGAAAGCCGTTAAGCTCGAGGTATTCTCGGACGGCTTCGTTTTTAGGGCGCATTACTATGATAGATTTGTCGTAAATGCCGCCACAAAAAGATACATCAGCTTCGGCTAAGTTTTCTGTGAACATTGTCGTTGTCTCTCTGTTAGTTGGCTACCTTGGCTTCCGCCTCGGTGAAATTTTTATAAATGGTTTTAGTGGGCAAGTAAAGCCCACTAAAGTAAAAACTTAAAATTTTTTTAGAAGTCAGAATCTGCGCCAACAGCTTTAAGAGCGTCGCGAGCGTCACCAAGTGTCTGGCCTGTTAAAAAACCATCTTTTAAAATGGTTTGAAGGACCGATACTAGTTTGGGGGCATTTACGAGTAACGTAGCAGCTGCGTAAGCTGCGCGGCGCGATTGCGATACTGTAAACTCTTCCGCGAAGAAAAATTCAGCCAAATCTGAGTAATCATTTGTGCCAACAAGAATGGCGCCGGGGGACTCTTCATAATCTTCAGCTGACGCGAGCTTCATGCCCTCCAAGATGAGTTCTTCATATGGCGTTACAGGTGTTTTGAATTCTTTCGGGGTGAACATGGTCACTGTAATTCTCCAAGTTAAAGGGGAAGGGAGGGGCCGTAGCCCCTTGTTTATGCTGGGACACTATCAACGTGATGGATTGATCCTGTTTCCCAATTTATCCACTTGCGAACGATGTTGGCTTCTACCAATTCGTCGGCATTCCACAGTTCAATTAACTGCTCGTATCCAATAACAATGCCTTTTGTATTGGAATAATGTTGAACAGCGCGTTCGTCATGCGCCACGAGTTTACGTTGATTATCGAGGTTGTGAACTTGCATTTTGATTCTCCAGCTTGAGGATGGGAGGGGGCCGAAGCCCCCACTGATTACCAAATAGGGTCGAACGCCTGCCAAACGTCGTCGTTCACAACGTAGTCTTTGCCTTCCCAGTGAGAGATAACGCCTTTCTTTTCAAGGCTTGACCAGTAACCAGCGGCTTCGTGGCGGCTGTAACCGTTCTCGATCAACGTATCCGCCCAAGCCCAAGTGTAGGTGTCGTGCTCAAGATCTGATGGACGTTTGCCGCCCATGCCATTGAGGCACTCTTGAACAAGGATGCGAGCTACTTTGAGTTCGCCTTCGGTGAGGGTGTCGAGGATGTTTGCCATTTCTGTTCTCCGGTATTTGTTCAACTGCAGCGTCAGCCCAGTAAAGAGAAGTATAATTGTTTTTTAAGAGAAGTAAAGTCCACTAAACTCATTTTTTAAAATTATTTTTTAAAAAGTTAGCTTTAACTTCGAAACGGTTTAAGTTATATAAATTTTTCATGAACCTATATCAGCATCAAAAAACGGCAGTTTCCCTGCTAAATGAACATGATTCGTTTGCTCTACTCATGGAAATGGGGGCAGGCAAGAGCGCTTGCGTAGTTAAAGATTTTGAAAATAAATTCCGTGAGGGCAAAGCTAAAAACCTATTAGTGTTGGGGCCGAGTGGCGCGTATCGTAATTGGTATGGCGAATTAAAAACTTGGCTTGACCCAGAGGTGTTTGAGCAGCTTATAGACTTTACTTGGGTCTCCGGGGATAACACCAAAAGCAATCTGCGTATGATGGACGCCTTCATAAAGTATGAAGGAGAGCGCCCCCGCGTGTTGCTCATGAACATTGAGGCGCTAAGCCGGGTAGAGAAAGCGAGAGATCTCGTTACGCGGTTTTTAAGCGGCGGCAAAACTATTTGGGCAATAGATGAAAGCCAAACCATAAAAGCGCCGGATAGTCAAAGAACAAAATTTATTTTAAGCGTAGCCCATTTAGCGGCGTACCGTAGAATATTGACGGGATTGGTTGCGCCAGAGAATCCGTTAAACGTTTTTTCTCAGTTTAAATTTTTGGATGAGCGTATTTTAGGCCACAGAACGTTCTACTCCTTCAGAGCGCGTTACGCAGTAACCAAGAAAGTTGATTTTAAAAAAGGGCCCAGACCAATAGATATTGTGGTGGGCTACAGAAATACTGAGGAACTTCAAAAATTAATTTCTAAAAAAAGCTTCAGAGTTTTAACGGCAGACGTAGTAGATTTGCCCGAGAAAATATATATGCCATTGCGCTGGGTGGAATTAACTGAGGAGCAGCATAAAGCCTACAACTCTATGAAGAAGCTTGCGCTGGCGGAGATTGAGGGGCAGTATGTAACGGCAGCCATTGCGGCAAGTATTTTGATGAAACTCCATAGTATTGTGTGCGGGCATGCGGTAGCGGAGTCGGGAGAGGTATTGGATATACCCAGCAACCGCGTTAAATCTTTACTTGAGTTATTAGAAGATCACAGCGGTAAAGCTCTTATATGGGCTCCGTTTCCCAGGTTTTTAGAGAAAATGGCTAGAGCTCTTGAAGAAGAGTATGGCCCAGAATCAGTAGTGCGATTCTGGGGCGAGACGTCAAATGAGCAGCGGCAAATAGCCAAGGACAGATTTCAGAATGAGCCTAAGTGCCGCTGGTTTGTTAGCAACCCTAGCGTAGGCGGAGAGGGGAATACTTTAACGGCGGCTAACTTAGTTGTTTATGCCGCGAATAGTTGGAAAAATTCTGATCGTCAGCAAAGTGAAGCGCGAGCACATAGAATAGGTCAAAAGTCTCCGGTGACTTATGTTGACTTGGCGGCTAAAGGCACAGTAGATGAAAAATTAATAAAAGCGTTGCGAACTAAAATAAATTTGGCGGCAGCGGTTACGGGGGATGAACTCAAACAGTGGTTGATTTAAAGGAGAACGTAAGTGGGTAAAAGAGGGACACCTCCGGGAATTCTTAAAAAAGAGCCTTACTTTCCTGAGAAGATAAAGAAGATTGTGAAGCTCCGAGATTCTGGATACAAGCTAAACGAAATTGGCGCTATGTTTGATATGACGTCTGCGGGCGTTTTACATCTGGTGACACGCTGGGGCGATTGGGCTAGAAAGCAGGCAAAATGATTTGCGTCGTTGACGTTGAGACTACTGGATTACGGGCAGAAACGGACCGTGTTTGTGAGTTAGCAGGAGTGGTTATAACGGATAACGAAATTGAGACGCACAGGTCTTCTATTGTTAATCCGGGCATACCTATACCTATTGTGGCGTCAGCAGTACATCATTTAACAGATAAAGACGTGGTAGATGCGCGGTCTTTAGAGGAAGCCGTTGATTTTGTTATTCCGGGCGGTGTGAAAATATATGCGGCACATAACAGCCCTTTTGACAGGTCGTTCCTTCAAATATTAGAACCTGCACTCTGGATAGATACATGCGCATGCGCGCGTCATTTGTATCCTGAGAGCCCCACGTATAGTAATCAAGTTCTGCGATATTATTTGGGTGTTGAACCTAAATTATCTAACGTTGGAAGGGAAGGTCAGCCACACTCAGCGTTATATGACGCTCTTACAACGGCAGAGATTTTATTGTGCATGTTAAAAGAGAATACAGTTGAGGATCTCCTCAAGTTGAGCGGAACTCCGATTTTGTTGAAGTCTATGCCTTTTGGTAAACATAAAGGCTCTTTGTTTTCGGAAGTTCCTAAAGATTATTTAGAGTGGTTGCGTGGGCGTCCTGATTTAAGCGCGGACTTAAAATACACTCTTGATCATCATGTTAAATGATTGACGGAGGATTATATCATTTATTTAAGCGCAGGTTTCCTGATTGGTTGTGGTCGAGATTAGAAACAGGAGATATTTGCCCGGGAATACCCGATGCTATGTATTGCACGCCTGATGGTGTCATAGGTTTTTTAGAGTTTAAAATAGCTAAACACTGGAAGGTTACGTTTCAGCCTTTACAGCCTGCGTGGATTAGTAAGCATGCGCGGTATAAAGCGCGGGTTTTTGTAATTGTAAAGCGCGCAGATAAATCATTATACGTAATTTCGGGGCATGACGTTTTATGTTTGGCGGAAGAAGGATTAAAAAGTTTCTCTGAAATCCCAGGAGAAGGTCAAAAGAATTGGAATTGGGAAAGAGTAAAAGAGATACTGACGCAATAACACGCATGATAGAACTGAAAAAGACCGAGGTAAAAAGTCCCTAGCTTTTTATACTAAATTACGTTAAGGTTTACAGAGCAAAGCCGCTGTTTTAAGGTATATTCGTTCACTTTTAAAGGCCAAGATCAGTGACAATGGTAACAAACAGTCCTACAAAGAGTAAGGATGATTACAAATGGAAGAAGGGTTTTTGCCCTAATCCAAACGGAAGGCCTAAGAAGGTATTGACTGCTGACGAGTTAATGGATCAGCAGATAAAGCGAGATTTAAAAGTAGTAGCCAAGCAGCATTCGCCGGAGGCGTTTCGGTTTTTGTTAGAAACGATGCGCAATAAGGAGGCGGCGATTCAGCATAGGTTGAGCGCGGCGTCTCAGATTTTAGATCGCGGATGGGGTAAGCCGTCGAATCACACTGAGGTTTCGGTTAACGTTTATGAGAAGTTGAGCGACGCTGAATTGGTAAAGTTTATTAGTGGTGTAGAGATAGAGGGCGAGGTTATTTCTGAAGAGGCAGATGAGGAAGAGCAGAGTTGAGTCTTCACTTTGACATTGACCCTAGGAGCTTGCTTCGGCTTCCGCGCCATATATTGGTTGCGAAGGCTGAGGCTAAGAGCGTTTTGGAGGTCAGGGTTTCAAGAGAAGAGTGTGAGGAGTCGTTATTTGAATTTATTAAGCAGGCGTGGCATGTAGTAGAGCCTGTGCAGCCGTATATTGAAAATTGGCATATAAGTTTTATTGCTCATCATTTGCAGGCGGTAACGGACGGAGAGATAAATCGGTTATTGATTAACGTTCCGCCGGGCATGATGAAGTCATTATTGGTTAACGTATTTTGGCCTGCTTGGGAGTGGACAAAGAATCCGGGTTTGCGTTATGTTTGTACGGCGCACAGTCAAAACCTGGCTATTCGTGATTCTACTAAGATGCGCCGATTAGTTCAGTCAGATTGGTATCGCCGCCGTTGGGGCGATAAGGTTGTGTTGACGGGCGATCAAAACGCTAAGACAAAGTTTGAGAACACCGCAACGGGTTTTCGCGAGGCAGTAGCGTTTGAGAGCATGACAGGCGTTAGAGGCGATCGAGTAACGATCGACGATCCGCATAGCGTGGATAGTGCTATGTCGGATATTCAACGTCAGACGACGATTGATACGTTTTTAGAAGCGGTGCCTACGCGTTTGACGAATCCCGCGACGAGCGCGATTGTCGTTATTATGCAGCGCTTGCACACGGACGATGTGTCCGGCGTTATATTGGAAAAGAATTTAGGTTACACGCATATTATGTTACCTATGGAGTTTGATCCGGAGCGTAAGTGTGTCACGGACCTCGGCTTTGAAGATCAACGCGAATACGAAGGCGAGTTGTTATTTGAAGCACGCTTTCCTCGCGAGGTTGTAGAGCGCGATAAAGCGGTCATGGGCCCTTGGGCTGTAGCGGGTCAGTTCCAGCAGTCTCCGTCTCCTAGAGGCGGCGGAATAGTCAAGCGCGAATGGTGGCAGCTTTGGGATGACGAGAGCGCGCAGGCTAATGGTGTTGCGTCGGCAAGTAAGTATCCGCCGATGGATTACATTATTGCGTCGCTAGACGGCGCGTATACGTCTAAGCAGGAGAATGATCCTTCCGCGTTGACTATTTGGGGCGTTTGGCAAAAGGGCGGACAATCAGCGCGCCGGATATTGAGCCGCACGGGAGAAGTGTCGGACGTCCTTGACGAGCGCGACACTATTCCTTGCGTTATGTTGATGCATGCTTGGGAGAAGCGCCTGCCTATTCACGGGCCGGATATTGAGCGCATGCCGGGCGAGACGGATGTAGCATTTAGAAATCGTCAGTTGCTGGCTTGGGGCTTGGTTGAGCACGTCATTGACACGTGCAATAAGTATAACGTTGATATGTTGTTGGTTGAGGCTAAAGGTCCGGGTCTTTCGGTCGCGCAAGAGATTGAGCGGCTGAATAAAACTAATAGCTGGGCAGTGAGGTTGGTGAATCCGGGCAACGCGGATAAGGTAGCGCGGGCTTATGCGGTTCAACCGACGTTTAGTAACGGGATAGTTTATGCGCCGGATAAGACGTGGGCGGATAAGGTTATAACGCAGTTCGAACAGTTTCCTAAAGCAAAGCATGATGACTTGGTGGACTCTACTACGCAGGCGTTGAAGTATTTGCGCGAGCATAACTTGATCCGCAGGCCAGAGGAGATACTTGCGGATATCAAGTTTAGCGCGGCATACAAGCCTAAGACAAAGGCGGTGTATGATGTTTAACGCTGGCGTAGCTCAGTTGGTAGAGCACCGCTCTTGTAAAGCGGATGTCGCAAGTTCGATTCCTGCCGCCAGCACCATAGGTTTATAATGAAGACCCTTTGCGAAATAGAAGAGCGATCCGACGCCATTCGCGAAAGAATGAATAAGGTTTTGCTTGAGATCGCTAAATGTGTAGAAGGGAATGAAGGTCGCGGACTAGAACTCGCTGAAGAGCTTTCTGCGTTAGTTCTTGAATCAAAAATGTTAAACACCAATCTTGTTTACTTTCGTGAGATGGCTGAGCAGCTGATCAATAGTCCTTGCTCCGGGCCGCATTAGGATTTCAATTATGGATGACCCCCGTTTTATTAAAGCGCCCGCGCCTGATACGCCAGCATTGCCGGGCAGTGAAACTGTTGATTTGTCTGATTTAGATATAGTTACTAAAAAGCCAGACGCATTGGTAATAGATCTTCCTGATGGCTCAATCAATATTAATTTCGGCGGCTTTGGATTTGCGCCGTTAGACGACGAAGCGTCTGATCATGACGCCAACTTAGCAATGTTTGTAGATGGCGGAACGCTGGGCGGTATCTCGGATGATCTTATTCGTTTGATAACGGATGACATTACCCGCCAAGAGCAAAGGTTACAGGACGTTGTCAAGGGAATTGAACTTTTAGGTATCAAACTTGAAGAGCCAAGATCAGAACCTAATGAAGAAGGCATATCAGTTGTCAAGCACCCGCTCTTATTGGAAGCCGTTCTTAGATTCCAAGCCAATGCGCGTGGAGAACTGCTACCGTCCGACGGTCCTGTTAAAGTTGCGAATGAGGGCGATGGCACACAGCAAATGGACGAAGAAGCGCGGGAGCTTGAGGAAGACTTCAATCGTTACCTCACGACGGGTGCTCCTGAGTATTACCCAGACACGGACAGGGCCTTCTTTTCACTGGGACTTAGCGGTGAGATTTATAAAAAAGTTTATTGGCACCCGCTCAAAAGACGTCCTGTCAGTGAGACAATCGACCGTAAGGACATTATTCTCTCGGACGGAGCTGTTTCACTTGAGGCTTGTGGCCGGATCACGCACCGCTCGCGAATGCGTCCAAGCGTCGTTAAGCAAATGCAACTTGCCGGAGCGTGGCGTGAGACACCGCTGACGTCTGGCGTGATCACTCCGGATTTAAATGTTGTCGATCGCAAGCTGGATGAGATTGCTGGCTTGATGTCGAAAATGAATATCGGCACTATGGAAGAAGTCGATAGGGAAATTTACGAGTGTTATTGCGAATTAGACTTAAAGGGATTTGAACATAAGGAAGACGGTGAGGAGACAGGGTTGCCGCTCCCATACCGCGTGACGATTGATAAGGATTCGCGGCAAATTCTCGAGATCCGCCGTTGGTGGGCGGAGGGAGATCCTTCCTATGTCAGACAAGAAGTCTTCGTTGAATACGTTTTCGTTCCGGCGTTTCCGGGCGTCAACCTTGGTTTGCTTCACATTTTGGGAAATGCTTCGCGGGCTCTCACGGCTGCTTGGCGCATTGCTCTTGATAACGGGATGCTGGCTAATTTTCCTGGCGGAGTCATGGCTCGCTCCACGGGGAAGCAGCAAACGACCAACATTCGCGTCGGACCTGGACAAGTAGCGCCAATGGACGTTGATGGCGTGCCGTTGAATCAGGCGTTTATGCCGTTGCCTTATCGTGACGTTACGGGCGGCTTTTTGCAGTTGATCCAGAACGTAGAGCAGGTTTCTAATCGCGTAGGCGGCACGGCTGAGACGGCAGTAGGCGAGGGCAGGAATGACGCCCCTGTGGGGACGACGATTGCCTTGATTGAACAAGCGCAGAAGGTAGTAAGCGCGGTTCACAAGCGTATGCACAATGCACAGCAAAAAGAATTTGCGTTACTGAAGGATTTATTCCGTCGTGATCCGCAGGCTTTGTGGCGCAATAATAAGAACCCAAACTTTCAAGGCGATTTAGAGCGCCTGAAGGCAGCGTTGGATAATAATGACATTATCCCTAAGGCTGATCCTAATACGTCTAGCCAGACAATGCGCATTCAGAAGGCGATAGCGGTTTATACGCTGGCTCAGCAGAATCCTACGGCGTTTGATCAGAAGGCGGTATATCAGCGTATCTTTAATATGATTGGCATTGATGACGCGCAGGGCTTGTTTAACAATAATCCTCCTGGGCCGCCGCCGGTTGATCCTGTCCGCCAAATGGACGCTCAGGCGAAAATGGTAAATGCTCAGGCGAAAATGATGGACGCCAATGTTAAGGCGCAGACGGCTCAGAGCGAGCACGGCATTAAAATGGCTGACTTGCAGACTAAGGGCATGGAAGTCGCCACTAAGCGTCAGGTAGCGCAGGCTGACATTATGGGTAAGGCGCGTGAGCAGCAGGGCAAGTTAAATCTTGAGCATATGAGACTGCAACAGTCGGCTATTGTTCATAAGACAAAGCTGGATCAGGAAGACAAGCATAATGCTTTTGAAATGCAGAAAGAGAATATGCACAAGGCGGCGGACTTGCAGCATGCCCGACAAACGCAGGGTTTGGATTTAGAAGCAGCCCGCAGGCAGCACGCTTTGGAGTTAGCGCATGACGCCCAGCAAGCGGCAGCTCAGCGTTTGCATGACGTAGCGCAGGCTAATCGAGAGTCTCAGTTGGCAGAGCGCGCGCAGTTTCTTAATAAAGAAGATACTTAATATGTCCCCTAAATCTTATAAAAATATCTATAAACAAATAATGCTTAGAGCAAAAGGACGCGTATTTGTGCGCGGAAAGTATGAACGTCATCATATAGTTCCTAAAGCATTAGGTGGTTCAAATAATAAGAACAATATTGCGATTTTAACATATCGGGAACAGTTTTTAGCGCATTGGTTGCTAACAAAATTTTTAAAAGGTTTGCGTTTAAATAAAATGTATTTTGCGCTTTGGCGTATGATTTGCGTTAATAGCGACCATAAAACCCGTTTAATTACAAGCTGGCAATATTCTTTGGCGAAAGAAATTAGCTCAAAAGTTATGATGGGAAATAAGTTTGGGCAAAATCCTTCGGAGTCAACCCGCAGAAAAATAGGTGAGGCAAGCGCCAGATACATGCGCGGTAAAAAAAATTCTCTTGGATATAAGCATACTCCAGAACAAAGAGCGAAAAAATCTGGATCAAACCATTTTAGAGCTAAGGCTGTTTGGTGTAAAACCGATAACAAAAAATTCGATACGGTTAGCGAGGCTGCCAAATTTTATGGCATAAAAAGTCAATGTATTTCAAGAGTATGTAGGGGAGAGCGGAATTCAACTATAGGGCGATCTTTTGAATATATTGCAAAGGAAATGAACAATGCCTTATAAAACTCCCGCCTGGCAAAGAGCTGAAGGTAAATCTAAATCTGGCGGCCTCAACAGTAAAGGCCGCGCTTCTTTGAAGGCCGAAGGGCATAATATCAAGCCACCTGCCCCTCATCCAAAAACTGAGAAAGACGCCAACCGAAGAAAATCATTTTGCGCAAGAATGTCTGGCATGCCTGGCCCAATGAAAGACGACAACGGCAAGCCAACTAGGAAGGCGCTTTCATTACGCGCTTGGAACTGTCACGCCGACGGCGGTAGGGTGAAGAAAGAAGGCGGCAAAGCTGAAGGATCGGCGAGCCATATTCGTCTTGATAAAGCCCCGCGTGGTAAGAAGTCATGAGCAAAGAAATCTGGGACAAGCCACGCCCTAAAGGATTAGGAAAGCCGCATCATTTATCGTCTAAGCAGAAGGCAAGCGCCAAGGCGTCAGCTAAGGCAGCGGGCAGGCCGTATCCGAACCTAGTAGATAATATGCGGGCGGCGAGGGAAGACGGCGGCCCCGTTCAATACGACACCGGCCCTAAGCCCGGCGAAGCAACGTTACGCCCTTACAATCCTACGCTACCTGAGCGATTTAAAAACTATTTAATGGGCACAAACACCGCCAAGCCCAGTCCTGAGCGCAGACACTTTGTTGAAGGATTAACCGAAGCTGTGGGCATGGCTCCGGGCGTAAGTAACGTATTAGCAGGAGAGCGGTTAGCTAATGCGGTAGCTGCGGACGATTTATTAGGCGCAGGCGCGGCGGCGGTAGGTATGATCCCCGGCGTAGGCAAGTATGTAGGCAATAAGGCATTACAGCAAATTCAAAAGCGCATGTTTGCTGACGGGGGCAATGTTATAGCGGACGCTTTGCGGCTAGCGCACAGGCGTGTAGGTTATGACGACGGCGGTAGCGTAGGCAATCCTGTTCCTGCTGACGGCGCAGCACCGCCTTCTTCTGATGGGTGGAACTGGCAAAACAATTATGATCAGTTTGGGTTTAATTTACCACGTCAAGGCGGTAGTCCTCAGCCTGATCAGCCGACAATGCCACAGTATGACGGCGGCCATTATGTAAACCCTGCTCAGCCTCAGCCCGGAACGCCGTCTTCTGGATTTGGTGGCTTAATAGGAAATGATTATCAGAATTATCATGGCATGCAGCCGGATCAAGGCGCGGATAATTATTGGCAGGCTCAGCTTAATTCGGGGGCAATGACGCCTAGCCAAGTTCAGTCAGGCATTCAGAACTCTTCGGATTTTAAAAACCCTCAGTCATCAAATCCGCAGTTTATAACTAATGAGTATCAACAAGATCTGGGACGCTCTCCAGATCAAAACGGAATGCAATATTGGTTAAGCCAGTTAAATTCCGGAGCAATGAACCAGCAGCAAGTTGCAGACGCTATGCGACTCGCTCAACGCCGCGGGAACGGTTTAAAAAACGGTTCCGGAATATTTGGATAGGAAGCCATGTATAATCCATATCAAGACAATCCAGAAGTAGCTGACGCTTTGCGTTTAGCCCAGCGCCGCACAGCGCCTCTTCGCTTGCATCAGTCGTTGGCCCGCACGGGTTATGATGACGGCGGTTCAGTAGCGCCGCAGTCTCAGCCGTATATGGCGATGGGCGCAGGCGCATTGGGACAGAATTTTGATCCTAGTGGCATTATAGCGCCTTCCCGTTCTTCAATGGGGGCGGACATGCAGCAATCTCAAACTAATTATAAAGCAGGTGATACGCCGCCTATTCCGCAGGGCAATCCTTTTGGAACGCCATATGCGGGAACGTATTATACAAACCAAGCGCCACCACCTCCTTCACCTGAAATGCTTCAGCTTTTGCGTCAGCGGAAGCCGAAAATGAATTTTATGGGAATGGGAGCAGGGGCTGTTCAACCTCAAATGGGTAGCCCTCCTTCCGGCAGTCAGCAGCCGAACATGAATTTTATGTTGGGCGCAGGGGCGGGGCAGCCTGCAATGGGCGGCCAAGATATTCCACCTCCAGGCAGTTTTGCTGTAGATCAAGGCGGCCCGTGGGGTCCTGGCGGACAGCCGGATCTTAGCGGTGGCCGTGATTATGCTCAGCAATATAGCTCCTCTGACATTCCCCAAGTACTAAAAGATCTAATGTCTGGTAAGATTGCCCCTCCATCCGGTGGCGGCGGTAACGGACAATTTAATCCGTTTCAACAATATAATGGGCCTCCAAGTCAATTGACGGTGCCTCCTCAAGGTTCGCCTTCAAGCCAGAATAATCCTTCAGACGGCGGGTTTGGGCAATTATTGAGCATGATGGATCCGCAGACAAGGGCTTCAATGTTCCCGCAGTATCAGCAGCCATCAGGTTATCAGCCTGCTCCTGCTGTTCCTGGCTCAGGCCCGGCATTTAAAACGGATACTCAGCAACCGTAATCATATAGTTATGGTTTGGATCAATAGGAAATACGGTTATGCATAACGACGTCAAATACGCTTTACGTTTAGCAAAAAATAAAGCTGGGCAGCGCCGTAAATATGCTGTGGGCGGAAATCCTACGGATTTGACTACAGCATCTCCTTTAACAATGGCAGCGCCTACTACGGCGCAGCCGCAGGATTTGAATTCTCAAATATCTAATCTTGCAAATCAGTATTTAGGTAACTTAGATCCTACAGTAACGTCTTATATTGGAAATCAAGTAAATCAAGGCAAATATACCTTGCCACAGGTTCAGAATTGGTTTCAAACTCCTGAAGCGCAAAGCTGGTATGCGTCTTTTAACAAACCAGCATCTCCTACGGCTTATGATCCTGGTCCTACTACTGGGAATAGTGGCGGCTCAAATCAAAGTCAGTCTATGCAATATTATCAGGGCCTGATTAATTCTGGTTTTAGCCCTGATCAAGCAACAAACATTATTAATTCTGGTGGTGACGTTAGTTTTTCACCCGTAGTAGCGAGCGATAATTCTGATTCAGCTAATTTACAGAATTATTATACACAAGTAACTGGCCAAAAATTAACTTCAGATCAAGTAAATGAATTAAATTCAGCACTACAAAATAAAACATATACGCCACAGCAAATAGAAAATACGTGGCAAAATTCTGATATGGCAAAAACGTATGATACCAATACGTTAAACTCAATGGTTAGCGATTTATCGGGTGGACAATTAAGTCCGTCAGATATGCAATCTCTCGTTAGTCAAATTCAATCTGGCAATATGAGTTTAAATGACGTTGCGTCTTATCTTGGCCAAACAGCACAAGGCGCGCAAGGCTATTGGAATAGCTATAACGGAGCTAATTTAAATACGTCGGTTCCACAAAATACTGTAGGCCCAAATGATTTTGCGGCAGGAACAAATGTCAGTGGAAATGTTCAGAACGCAAGCATTATAGATCCGTCCATAAAAGCTTTATCCCCCTCTGTTCAGCAAGCTATTGCAGATATGGGAGGATATGGTTATTCGCCAACGGCTATTTCGAGTTTATTATCAAACCAAGGCTATAACATACCAGCGAATGCCATACAGAACTCAATGTATGGTTTGTTGTCTTCTCCGGCAACACCGGCGGCGTCAACTGGTGCGGGTTCTAGTGAAGGAACGCCGAGCACAGGCGGCAGTTTAAGCACAACTGGCACGCCAATAAGCACAGGGACATATACGAACCCAACAACTAATGTCAGCACCGGCGTTCCTAACGCCAGCATGATTGATTCGTCTATTCAGTCATTGCCGTCTAATGCACAGCAAGCGATTGTGGATATGAGTAGCTATGGCTATTCGCCGTCTACGATTTCTACTTTATTAAATTCTCAAGGTTATAATATTCCGGCTAATGCTATTCAGTCTTCTTTATACGGACTGATTACGCAGAGTGGAAACAACACAGTTGGCGCAAATGATTTTGCGGGAAATATTACCTCGGCAAATGGTTTAGGGCAGACACCAGCGGGAATGCCAACAGATCCGGCGTCACAAAATATTGTTCCGTTAAATCAACCAACGACTATGGTTGATGAACCAACAACGCCAGGTGTCATTCCTAATGTCATACAACCTCAGCAAACGCTTCCCGATATTAACATTACGGGTAAGCCGGGGGCTATAGTTGATCAGCCAACATCTCCTAGCGGTATCCCAGAGGTTATGCAGCCGCAGCAAACGCTGCCAGCTATTAACATTTCGGGTAAGCCTGCGGCTATCGTCGATCAGCCCACTTCGCCTAGCGGTATTCCCAATGTAATGCAGCCGGAAACACCTGCGACGGGGAGTGTAAGCACAGGTCCGACAACAACTCCTGCACCCACCAATAATTCTATCGGAGATACGATAGGTAATGTAGCCTCTAATATCGGCAGCGCGTTAGGTAATGCAGCAACTGGTGTGGGTAATGCTGTTGCGGGCACACCAAATCTTTTAGGGCAGTTATCGACGGCCGTTCAAAATTTAGCTCAACCGGCAATGAACGCAATTGGGAATCTTCCCGCGTCTATCGCAAATGCTGTCGGCGGGGCAAGTCTTGTAGACGGGAACTTAAAATTTAATTCTGTAGGCGGTTTTGACACAGGGAAATTAACCGGGGCGTTAGCTGGGGCGCAACAAGCGGTAAGCAACGCAGCGGCGCAAGCGGCTAATTTTATTAATTCAAATCCATTGACGCCTGAACAACAGCAATATTTGCAACAAATGTCGGGCCAGGAGACGGGCGTTCAAAAATCAGTAAATGCGGCATTAACAGCACAATCTGGAACAGGGCCTTCGGGACCATTTCAGGTTTCAAATTCAACGGGTAGAGCATTTAATAAGCAAATAGGAATAACTGGCCTTACCCCTGCTCAACAAGATTCTTTAAAAACAAATACAAGCCCAGCAGGAAATGTTATTAATTATGCACAAGGGGTGGCAAGCGTCGTCACCAATTCAAATTTATTAAAACAAGCAGGTTTGCCCGTTAATAGTGAAAATCTTTATTCTGTTCATAATTTGGGTGCGGGGGACGGAATTAAACTGGCCAAAGCCGCTCAAAACAATCCAAATGCTTTAATTACAAATATTGGTTTGCAACCAAACTCTTACAATCTTAACAGAGGTTTGTATTTTAGCAATGGCAAGCCTGTGACTGTTTCTCAGGCAATGCAAAATATTAAAAATCAATTAAATAACAGTGCAAAAAATGCACAAGGCGTTCAAAATGTTAATGCTTTGCAAACTGGGGCTACAACGGGTGCCAAGCCAGATGTTAAAGTTCCGCCAAATATACCTACAAGCACAGTACCAAACGATCCAAATGCAGTTCAAAACGCTCTTGGAAATTTAAATACGACTGTAGGAAATCAGATAATCCAGCAGACGCAGGGATCTACGGCGCAAACGGGTTTCCCGACAAGCAATGTTCCTGGATCTGATGCGCAAGGCACTTTAGAATCTTTACCCAGTGTAAATTCTGGGTCTATTTCTACAGATCCAAATGCGGGAGCCCCATCAGATCAAGGAGCAGCGTTAAGCGGCGATGGCTCGCAAATGGTGGCGTCAACATCTACTATTCAAGTTCCCGTTCAGATTTCGGTTCCCAAAACGATAACTGTTCCGGGGCAAATGAAAACGTTTACGGGGCCGGATGGTAATAGCATTAGCTATCAAGAGCCTGCGACAACTAAAACCGTCATGACGACGCAGACGCAAATGCAGTCGAAGGACGTAACGACGCAAGTTCCGGCGTGGCAAAAAGAAGGATTTCAATCGCAGGCCGATTATCAAGCAGCGGTAGATAATGGCAACACCAGCGCCAGCCAGTATTATGCTTCCCCTGAATATGCGCAGGCACAGCAAGAGCAGCTAGATGCGCAAGCTCAAGATGCTGGGTGGAGCAGTTATGCAGATCAACAAAACGCTGCAGGACAAGGATGGTCAACTCCTGCTGAAGAAATGGCGTGGAATGACGCAACGACAGGGGCTAATTTTTTTGGCGATAGCTGGTCCGGCATGGATTCTGGCGCAACTGGCGGTCGCATGACGATAAACAAGTTGCGTAATAAAGCATTAAAAGTAGCGGACAGGCTAACTCGTAGCAAAAGAGCTAGTGGCGGCAAAAATCTTAATCCGTATAGTTTTGTTACGCCCGACAGAGCAAAAAAGAATTCTATTTTAGAGTATAATCGTTTACATCCTAAATCTTACGAACAGCAAAAAGCAGAAGCAGAAGAATTGGCTAAACGTAAGCCTGTAGATGAATGGTATGAGCCATGGTCAAAAAAAGAAGATCGCGGCAAAGCCATTTACCCGGAAGATTATCAAAAAGGTAATTTGGGGTTGGGCCAATACGCCATGAAAAAAGGCGGGGCAGTGGAAGACGCTTTACGCCTTGCTAAACGAAGAAAGAGTGCACGATGAAACAGAAAATTAATCGTCACTTACACATCATCAAACAGAATAAAAAGACAACGTTTGTTGGCTTAGCTATTCTTGCAGGAACAGGCGTAAAATGGGGATTAGGCGCAGCTAGTCCGTCTGACATTCCTGCAATTGCGAGTTCGCTTGTAGAAGTTTTAATCGGTGTTGGGTTAATTGTAGCCAAGGATTATGATTACTCAACGCCCAAGAATCCGCCTAGTGCTTAGGCAATGTCACTCTTAGTTGGCCACTAAGAGTTTTAAAATCCTATCGAGCGCTTCAATAGGTATCTCGATCCTATAGGAAAATGGAAATGGCACACGAATACAAAGCAGAGGCCAAATCTCTGCAGGAAAAAAAGTTAAAGGCGTATAAGTCAGGTGAAGAAGGCGAAGCCAAAAATTGGGCTGGATTTCCTGCGCTTAATACGAATAAACAGGCTGGTCTGCGTCCTTTAAATAAGGATCCAGAACTGTCAAAAGACACCGCTGAAAAGATTATGCGTAAGAAGGGTGGCCGCGTTACAGGCGCTGCTTCTTTGAAGCGTTTGGATAAAGCACCCCGCAAAGGCAAAGCTGCGGGCGGCGCTCGCGTTGGCATGATCCCTTCACCCCAGACGCAGCAGGATGAATTTGATTCTCAGGTTCGCGGTATTCCTGGTGATATGGCTCCGGGCACTATGCGTAAGCATGGCGGCAAGATTCAAGATTACGAAGCCCGCAGCCATGAATCTCAAGGCGCTCAGCATCTTCGCCCGCGTGAGGGCCATAAAAAAGGCGGTAGCGCTTATCACGAAGGCCATATGTCCAAGGGTCAAAAATATGGTGCAGCTCGCACTTCAGGTGAAACCAAGGGCGAACTTGATTCGGCTATGCGCGCTTTGAAGTATGGCAATAAAGCAAAGGCTGAAAAAGAACTTGGTCGCGCTCAGGGCCACACGCGCAAGACAGAATATTATACGGGCCGCGCCAAAGGTGGTTCAACTTTTGAAGGTTCACCACGTGATGAGCGCGAAGATAAAAAGCTAGAGAAAAAGTATCATATGACCCACAAAGAGTGGGAAGCATCTGATTTAGACAAGAAGCACGACAAGCAAGAGTCAATGAAAGGACTCAAAAAAGGCGGTGCTGCTGAGAAATGCTGGGGTGGATCAGCTAAGAAAAAAGGAGGTCGCGTTCACAAGGAAGACGGCGGCCCTCTTGGTGACTTTATTAGTCATATTGGCAGCTTCTTCACGGGCGATGATAATGCGGCCCCACAAGGTAAAGTTGTGGCGTCGGATGCGCGTCCTCGGCCAATGGTTCGCAAGCCTGCTGCGCCTATGGCTCGCCCACGGGTAGCGCCTGTTCCTCCTAAACGCCCTGCGGGCTTGGGAACTCAAACATGGGCTGATCCCGGCGCTATTGAAAATAAAATGCGAAGAGCAATTCCTGGCGCAGTGTCAGAAAATGTTCCATTACCACCTAAACGCCCTGCAGAGTTTACCCGTCCTCGTACCGATGATGAATCAACGGGCGCTTTCCTTCGTTCGCAAGGTATTGGCGATAGCGGTATGAAGCGCGGCGGTAGAGCAAAACGCGCTGACGGCGGTATGCTAATGGGTGGCGCTGACGGCTCTTCAGACGGTAAGGCGGCTAAAAAAGGCTCAGGCAAAACGCAGGTTAATATTATGATTGGCCAGCCTCAGCCGCAGGGCCAGAATGTTCCTCCTATGCCGCCAATGACGGCAGGTGGAATGATGCCTCCTCCGCCTCCTATGGGCCCTCCTCCTGGTGCGGGCGGCCCTCCTCCTATGGGCGGGGCTCCCGGTGGTATGCCACCTATGGGCGGTATGCCTCCTGGTGGGGCTCCTCCAATGATGCCTCCTGGCGGCCCCGGTGGCCCACCTCCTGGCGGCATGCCTCCAATGATGCGCAAAGATGGCGGATCAGTTCAGGTGCCGTATCGCAAGGCCACTATGAAAGACGGGTATCTACAAACCAAATTCGGCAATAACGGGTTTGGACGCAGGGAAAAAAGCGAGGCTTATGGCTTAGGGCCTACTAAATCTAAGAATAACTATTAATCATTATTGGCCCTCAGTCGCGCTGATTGGGGGCCAATTTATAAGGACGGACAATTGAATTTAGATTTAAAGCTGTATGAAGAAATTGAAAAAGCTCTTGGCGAGCGCCTTGAGCAAATAGCTTCTGAAGTTGTTTCCGGTAAGCCAGTAGATTATTCCGACTACAAGCTGAGAGTCGGTAAAATATCCGGTCTAAGAGAAGCTCTCTTGATCGCGAATGAAGCCCAGAAGCGCGTTTTGGGTATAGATGAAACTAGAAAAGGATAGATAGCGATGCCCGCTACCTTAATGCAACACGATACGGATCCAAAACAAGAGCTTTTGGATAAAATAGGAGATTTAAGCGGTATTTCAGTCTACGGACAAGATGTTTTAGTAGCTGTATATATGCGGCCTGAAAAAACAAAATCCGGAATCATTCTTACTGATACTGCAAGAGGAGAAGATGCGTTTCAGGGTAAAGTGGGTTTAATTGTAAAAATGGGCCCAACCGCATACCTTGATGAGGATGGTAATAAATTCCGTAATATTGAAGTTGGAGAATGGTGTGTTTTCCGAGCTTCGGACGGATGGCCGGTCACGCTGAATACCGGAAAAAGCGTTTCATCCAAAGACGCAACTCTTTGCCGCATTATAACGGATATCAATATCCGTATGACAGTGGCTTCTCCTGATTTAATATATTAAGATAGGGGCGCTCCCATGGAAGATATTAAAGAAGAAAAGCCGGTAAAGGTAACGTTGCCGGAAGAATCTGTTGTTGAAGTTGAGCTGGCTGAAAAAGATCCAAAAATTTCAGAAAAATCGGCTAAAATTGAAGCTGTAGACGACGATCCGAGATCTCAGAAAGTTGATGAGCGTGAAAGAGCGCTTAAAGACTTAAAATCGCAGTATGAGTATCAGAAAAAAGTAGCAGAAGCTGAACGCGAAGCGCGTAAGCAAGCCGAATATTTTGCCCGCCAGCAAGCGCAGCAGGTAGGGTATGCCCGTAATGAAGTTCAGGATAGCAATTTAAAAATTATCTTGAACGCCATTGACGCCACTGAGCAAGCGGCAGCTAATGCTGAGCGGGATTATGCTTCAGCCATGGCCGCGGGGGATTATGCTACTGCGGCAAGAGCTCAGCGTATGATTGCTCAAGCCGAAAGCCATTTGCTTCAGCTTCAAAACGGCAAGCAGCGGCTAGAAGAAACTCTTCAGCAGCCAACGGAAGGATCTGTTTATGAGCAGCAGGTTCCTAGTTTTGAGCCTCAGATTCCGCAAGATCCTGTAGAAATGTATGCGGCGAGATTGCAGCCTAAAAGCGCTCAGTGGCTTCGGGCGCATCCTGATGCGGTAGATAAAATTGGTAAGCTTACGCGGGCGCATCAAGACGCAGTAGAAGACGGCATTCAGCCGGAATCTAAGGAATATTTTCAATTTATCGAAAGCCGTCTGGGCTACGATTCAAATGACTATGTTGAGCCAGAGCCTGTTTACCAGCGTTCAGAGCCTACGCAGCAATCGCGCCGCGCTATGGCTTCAGCGCCGGTTACGTCAAATGCCAGCGTTACTTCATCCCGGTCTAGCGGCAGCGGAAATACTATGACGCTATCGCCACAGGAAGTTGACGTTGCTCTTCTTATGGAGCCAGACTTGCCTCGAGAAAAGGCGATTGAATCATACGCAAGGAACAAGCAAATATTAATCAAGCAGGGCAAGCTCTCGGCATAAGGAATTAAATCATGATTAATGAAACAAACATAGATCTTCGGACAAAAGAAGGAAAAGCTTATAAGGCTGAGCAGTCTGGAGCAGCAATAAAAGAAACTCCAGAACAGTCTAGAGCTCGCGCTGAAGCTCGTATTCGTGCTATCCGTGGGAATCCTGATTTGGCGAATGCGGGGGAGCGCGACAAATATTGGGCACCACCTGCGCCGGATGGATTTGACTATCAATGGAAGTTGAAATCTGTCCTGAATCAGGACGACGTTGATCGTATTCGTCAGAATGAAATGAATGGCTGGGAGCCCGTTCCTTTAAATCGTCATCCTGAACTTATGCCGAAGGGTTGGAAAGGCGAAACCATTGAAGTGGGGGGACTAATACTCTCTGAGCGCCCAAAGTTGTTCACAGATGAAGCCCGTGAAGAAGAACGCCGTGCTGCTCGTGAAGCCATTCTTACCAAAGAAGCGCAAATGCGAGAAGGCCGTGCGGGTGATCTTGGCAGACGCGAAGTTAATCGTTTTAGTAAAACAAGAGCGCCAATCGACGTTCCGCAGGAATAATCAGCTATTTACTTTTAAATTCCGGCGGGTTATAATATCCGCTGGAATCAAACTATTGGCCAAGCTGGCCGTTAATACATTTATTGCGGTTGTTTTAAAGACTCGCGCCGAGAATTTAAAATATTCGCTTTAAGTTTGGCAAATGCCAAGCGTCGGGGTTTTGCCCTGAAGTCTCTTAGCAATTCACGCTGAGTTGCTCTTAAATCCATATCCCGTCTAAAGCTATAACGCGCTGTTAAAGCTAACGACATCCACCTTGATAAGGAGGAAGCCGTGAGCAATAATTTTGCCCCTTTTGGCTTCAGACCAGTATCGACCAGCAATGGTCCGACAAATTTTCGGATCTCAACTCGTCGAATTGCTTCTACTAATGCACAGCCCATTTATAAAGGTGACGCGACTGTTCCTGTGGTAGGTCCTGCAAATGGCTATATTACACAGGCGGCTCCTGGCGCTTTTGCTAATGCGCCTTGTTCCGGCATTTTCTGGGGTTGTGAATACCTCAGCGTTAGCCAGAAGCGCGTAGTTTGGAATCAGTATTGGCCAGGTAACGACGCTCAAGGCGACGTTACGGCTTACATCATTGATGACCCCAACAGCCGTTTTGTTGTTCAGACATCTGGCGGCGCGTTTCAGATTTCTGGCACAATTTACAACTTTGGCTCTTCGCCAGTTGGTCAGTATTGTCAGCTCAATGTCGGTGCGGGCGATCCTAATACTCAGCAGTCCGGTATGTTTGTTGATACGGTTGGAAACACTAATACGTTCCCATTCATTATCACCAACATGGTTCTTGATCCTCCTGGATCAAATGGCGCTGATCCTACTTCTCAGTATAACTGGGTTGAGGTTGGCTTTAACAATGAATGGCTGCGCAGCAACTCTGCTGTCACCGGCATCGCCTAATAGGAGCATTAGGATTTTATGGCTGAGTTTACTGTAGTCACCGACTTACAGCTTCTCAAGTTCACCCTAATGAACCGTTGCCGTCTTGCGGAAAATGGTTGTTGGGAGTGGGTTGGTGGCCGTAATTCTGGCTACGGCAAAATACAGACAAAGTTGAGCAGCAAGCGTGGGGCGCATCAAGTGTCCTACGAAGCCCACCACGGCAAAATCCCAGAGGGAAAAGTCGTTCGGCATACCTGCGACAACTCATCCTGCATAAATCCAGACCATTTAATCCTTGGCACTCAAAAAGATAACGTTGCCGACCGTGAGGCCCGTGGTCGTCGCAAAGACATTAACGGTGAGCAGATTGGCACAGCCAAGCTGACAGCTGAGAAAGTTTTGGAGATTCGCTCTTCAAAGTTGTCTTACGCAAAACTTGCCGAGATTTATAATGTCGATAAATCGACGATTGCGCTTATCAAGACCGGCAAATCTTGGAAACATCTAATCTGCGTGGATACACGCAAGGTAGGATAATATGGCAGTCAATCTCTCAGCAATCCGGGACTTATTGCTCCCAGGGTTGCGTGGTGTGGAAGGAAAATATCCACAAATTCCCAGTCAGTGGGATAAAACGTTCGAAAAAGCCAAATCAAACATGGCTCTCGAGCGCACAGCTGAAATGCGTTATCTTGGTCTTGCAGCAATCAAGACTGAAGGCGGCGCGGTTAGCTTCGACAACAACGCTTCTGAGCGTTATGTCTATAACCAAGAGCATTATGAGATTGGTCTCGGCTACGCGATCACTCGTAAAGCAATCGACGACAACCTGTATAAGACACAGTTTACGCCTACAAACCTCGGCCTGATCGAGTCATTTGGTCAGACAAAGGAAATCTACGGCGCTAACGTGTTGAACACAGCGCAGACATATAATGCTGCAGTCGGCGGCGACGGCGTGTCTTTGTGTAACCTCAATCACCCGATTGACGGCGGCACAATTCCTAATACGCCTGTTGTTCAGGTAGACTTGAACGAGTCTTCACTGTTGAACGCAATGGTTAGCATCCGTCAGAACTTCAAAGACATCGCTGGTCTGAAGATGTTCGCTCGCGGACGCAAGCTGATCGTTCCACCGTCACTTGAGCCTGTTGCTATCCGTCTTACAAAGACAGAACTTCGCCCAGGCACAGCAGACAACGACGTCAATGCGATCCATACAACCGCTGGCGGTCTGCCAGAAGGTTATATGGTCATGGACTTCTTGACGTCCCAGTATGCTTGGTTCTTGCTGACCAACATTAAGGGCCTCGTTTATATGGAACGTGTACCTTATGAAATGGACATGCAGGTAGACTTTACGACCGATAATCTTTTGGTCAAGGGCTACGAAAGGTACAGCTTCGGCTATTATAACTGGAGAAGCATTTGGGGTTCATTCCCAACTTCGTAATAATAATATGACGGGGGTCAAAAGCCCCCGTCTTTGATCCGGGCTCCTTAGCCCCATCGACTGGCCCGGCAGACTCTGCACAGACGATGGAGCGAAACCTAGTGCAGGAGGTATAGCACATGGGAACGACGACTTTTACTGGTCCGGTAAGGGCTGGTAACATTTTGAATACATCCGGTAACATTATCGGAAACAACGTTGCCAACGTTGGCCAAGTTGTAATGGCGCAATCATTTCCGCTTACGGAAGCATCTGCGGCGATTACGACAGCGATTTGCATTCCTGCTGGCAGTCAGATTCTTGGCATTCAGTTTACAGCAACGACCGGATTCACCAATAACGTAAGTGTTGGTATTGCGCAAAACCTTGCTACGGGTGGCGCTGCTAATCCGACATATTTTTCGGCTGCGGCTGCGGTTGGCGCTGGCGTTTCTGTTGTTGCGCCAAACACTGCATCACATTGGGTTAGCGTCGGGACTACTGACGTTCTTATTACGGTTAATGGCGGCGCAGCTCCTGGTGCTGGAGTTGGCGTATTAACAGTTCAGTATCTCCAAGGCCCTAACGGCAACGCTTAATAAAGGATTAGGATTATGAAAGGCAGAACATATCGCGCCGATGGCGGTAAGACCGAAGAAGGCGTTAAGGTTTCGGACAAAGCTGGCACAGATTACTATGCTGGCGGCGACAGCAACGTTCGTAAAGAAGCTGAAGAGCGCACGAGCAAGTTTAAAAAAGGCGGTCGTGTAAAGGGCGGTTATAAGGATCGCTTCCACGAAGCTGGCGGCATGCACGAGTATGAAAAGCTCGAAAAAGAGAAAAAAGTTGCGAAAAAGGACGGCGGTTGCGCCATGGGTGACAAGTCTCACTCACGTTCTGATCGCGCACCACGTAAATCAGGCGGTCGTGTAGCCCGCGCTAATGGCGGTCCTCTTTCAACAGCGTCAAAAACGTCTGAACGTCCTGATTTTAAGGGCATGAAAGACATTAACGACTAAAATTAGTGAAGGGGCTGTGAAAAACAGCCCTTTCTTTCGCTTTTTGGGGGATAAAATGGCCGATAATTGGATAAAAGGCGCAATTAAGCATCCTGGATCGCTTCATAAGTCGCTTCATGTCCCCGAAGGCGAGAAAATTCCTGCTAAAAAGCTTGCAAAAGCGGAGCATTCGCAAGATCCGCACATAAGAAAACAGGCCGCGTTAGCCGAAACGCTCAAAAAGCTTCATAAACGTCACGGCGGGAGTGTTTAGCCATGATGCCCAGGACGACATTTACGCAGAATGCTGATGCGAACGGGGTGCAAGAGAGTACATGGATTTATCTTGATTCGTGGGCAAGCCCAGTTGTTGGCGTTCAAGTCAATGTTTATCAAAATCCGGGTGATCCGCCAGTAGTTTACTCCGTCCAAGAAACCCTTGACGATCCCACAGACCCACTTGGTGCCGTTCCACCCGCTTATATGACTTGGTTCAATGTCAATCAACCAGCTATGGTAAACGGAACCGCCCCTGCACAAATGTTTTTTAATTCTGCTCCTAGGTTTATAAGGTTAATACAAACCGCCGGAACAGGAATAGCCATGCTAACGGTAACGCAAGCTTTAAGTGTGCCATTGTAATGAGAAACATAGCGCCGCATTACGTCTATGAATGGGTTCGCCCTGATTACAACGAAGTTTACTACGTTGGAAAAGGAAGTAAGAGACGCGCATGGCAAATGGTCCGCGATAACGATTGGACCAATTATGTTACTAATAAAATTTTAAATTCTGGCCAGAAACCAAGAATTCAAATTGCTGCTTGGTTCGTTAACGAAGACTCAGCGTATGAATTTGAGATGGAAAGAATTGCTTTTTTAAAGCCTCTTGGTTTTTTAACTAACGATCATCCTGGCGGCAAAGCTCCACCTAGAATGGTTGGCGCTGATCATCCAATGTATGGAAAACCAGGTAAATCTGGTAATGATAATGTAATGGCTATCCCGGAAGTAAGAGAAAAACAATTTAAAAATATTCCTCGGGGTGATTTGCACTCTATGAAACGGCCGGAGGTTAAAGCCGCTCACAAAGCTTCGCAAAATCGACCTGAAACACGCGCAAAACGCATTGGCGATAACAATGTGATGAAGAATCCCGAAGTTAAAATTCATCACTTAGAAATAATTCAAAACGATCATACTCGCAAAAAACAAAAAGCTAATACTCCACGCGGTAAATCCCACTACATGAGCGATCCAGAAAGAAAAACTGAATCGACTAAAAAAGGTTGGGAAACTCGGAGAAAAAATGCTGCTGCTAAAGCATTAGCCAAACAGGAGCAGATTTATGTCTAGTCCTTATCAGCCATATAATCCCTCAACGGGACCTAATTATAACCCTAATGTTTATCCGTATAACAAATTTACGCCTCCTGGTCCTGGGACGGCGTATTATGCAAATCTTTCACCCAATTTAACCCCTGATCCTGGTCCTCCTGCGCCTCAAACTGATAACGGCATTTTGCTGGAAAACAGTCTCAATTCTTTCATTGAAAAAGAAGATAATTCAGGCTGGATTGTGATTGAATGATTAGGAACAGATAAATGCCAATTACAAAGCAACCGTTTCAAGGTTTTAGAGCTGCTGCAAGCGTAAATGCTCATCCTGTCGCGGCAGCTGCGCCATTGGCTGCGGCTGTTAATACGCCGCCTTCTGCACTTGTCGGCACAACAACTGTTCTTACAAATCTTGTAATCAACGGCACACTTACGCTTGGTGGATCGACATTTACTTTTCCGTCGGGTGGCGCAGGCCCTGATGGAACAGTTTTAACATCAGACGGTCTTGGTGGATTAAGTTGGCAGCCCGCTGTTCATTCGCTGAGCTTTGGATCAACAGGCCTTGTTGCATCATCGGCAAGCGGTGATGTTGTTGTTAGCGGCGTATTGAACCTTGTAAATGGCGGCACTGGCGCAACGACAGCCAAGTCTGCAATGGAAAATTTACTTCCTAGTCAGATTGGGCAAACCAATAAGTCCTTAACGACGGATGGCAATGGCAACCTTTATTGGGCGGATGCTATTGGCACGGGCACTGTTCAATCGGTTGATGTTTCGGGTGGCGCAACAGGTTTAACGACTTCGGGTGGTCCTGTTACAACAACGGGCGTTATTACGCTTTCTGGCGTTGTAAATACTGCGCATGGTGGCACAGGTCTTACGGCGCTGGGTTCTGGCGTTCAAACTGCGCTTGCTCAAGCTGTAAATGCTGCAGGTGGCTTTGTAACTTATGGCGGTGACTTAGGAACGCCCGCACAGCTTAATCTTGCAAATGCGACGAATCTTCCAATTAGCACAGGTGTTTCTGGTTTAGGTGTTGGCGTTGCTGCGGCTTTAGCTACGCATGTTGGTCAATCGGGCGCTATTGTTGAATATGATGGAAGCCTTGGCACTCCATCAAGCGCTACGCTCACTTATGCTACGGGTTTGCCCCTAACGACGGGCGTGACGGGCGTATTGCCGATTGCTAATGGCGGAACGGGAGAAGTAACTGCAGCAGCTGCTGCGAATGCTTTGTTGCCTAGCCAGACAGGTCAGGCAACAAATGTATTGACGACAGATGGCGCTGGCACATTGTCATGGACGCCGCATGGGGCAGGTCCGACGGGGCCGACAGGTGCTACGGGCCCAACTGGGCCTGCGGGTCCTGCTGGCACGGCGATGCCACTTAATTATTCGCAGAATGCTAGTGCGC